GCTGGTTTTGAGTTATTCAAAATGATAGTTAATCGTACTGCTTAAAACATTAAATAATTAAGGTATATAATATTGTTTTCTTATATAATATTATATGACAAAGCATAGAAGAACAAGAAGAAGAAGAAGTCAAAAGGGTGGAGGTGTTTTGGATTATTTTGGGTTTGGTAGTTCAGAGCCAACTGAATCATATGCTGCTCCAACACAAAGTTGGGGAGAATATTTTTCAAGTTGGGGAACAAGTTGGGGAACTAAAGCAAAAGAAGCAGGAAATAGTTTTGATACAGCTATAGGAAATGTAGCAACATCAGGTGCGAATGCTATAAGTGATGCTACTTCAAGTTTTATGGGTACAGGTTCAGATACAACTAATGTTGATCCTAATTCTTCAACAGTAACAGGGACTGCGGGAGGAAGACGTAGAAAACGTTCTATAAAGGGTGGTTCAAATTTAGCTTATTACGCAGCTCCGGTATCAGGTTTAAAAGTAGCCGAGCCAACTTCTTGGCAATATTACGTAAATGGACCCAATCAATATTCAGTAAAAGGCGGTTCAAGAAGACGAAAGGGAAGAAAGGTGCGCCGAACTCGTCGTCACAGAAAACACTAAGTCACGAATAATTTTGTGAGCATATATCGTCACAATATTATTCACAAATGTTAGCGAGTTGGCAGCATACCATTTTTCTCCATTATGCCGTATAATATATACACACCTAAGAGACCAAGTGACGCAAAATAGACTTGCGATATTGGATCCTTTGGAATTTTATAATACGTATAACATGGTGTATTTTGGTTTACTTCGTTAAAACTTGTAAAACCTGTATCCTTTAAATTTGTAAATGTCTCACGACACTGTACTCCCGTTATTGGATTCTTTTTATCTGAAAAAATACATGGATCCATATTTTGAATGTCAATTAAAGTTACAAAATGACTCTCTGTTGATCTATTATTATATATATCTACTGTTTCCATTTGTAATTCTTGACAGTTAGGTTTTGAACCAGCCAAAAACGCTTGAAACATTTCCATCGGATTAAAAGCATTTAAATTACTTATTGTCCCAGGAATTAAGCCTTTAAATTCACTAAAATTTACACCTACACCTGAGGATATAAATGGAATATTTCCTTGAGGAATATTATTTATATAAATATATCTATCTACCTCCTGATTTGTTGCCTTATCTGTACATTTACCACCAGTTTTTAAAAAAAACTTATTACCTAAAGGTTTACCTGTTGCTGATGCTTTACCCCCACCAGATACTAACAACTCCACATAATTTATTAATCCATCTATATTTTTTCCTAATTGTGATAAACTTCCAGCACCAGACATATTAATTTCCGATGGAGTACGAATATACTTGTAATATGGATAATCAGGACCCAAGTATTTTTCCTCTGCTGCCTTTGCATTTGTCAATACTTCTTGAAATATGTTAGACATTAACTAATATATATTTATAATTTATAATTTATAATTATACAATTTATAATTATACAATTTATAATTATACAATTTATAATTATTTAGTATTTTAATAAGATAAATCCTAAAATTAATATTACTATTATTATTATATATGACTGTTGTTAAAGGTGTTGAATTAGATGATTTTAAGTATAAAAAAAAAGATCTAAAACTTGTTATTAAAAACAATGATCCTATTGAAGATAAATTACACGTTATTGCTGTAATTTCTAATCCTTGTTTATTTGTTAAACGATATATATTATTTAAACAATTTTTACAAAGAATTGAACACGAAGAACCTAATATAATATTATATGTAGTTGAACTTGCTTATAAAAAACAGAAATTTATTATAACTGATTCCAAAAATCCTAGACATCTTCAACTTAGAACAGAGATTCCTTTATGGCATAAAGAAAATATGATTAATCTTGGAATCAAATTATTACCAGTTAATTGGAAAGCGTTTGCATGGATTGATGGCGACGTAGAATTTGAAAGTAGCACTTGGGCATTAGACACCCTAAAAATATTAAATGGTTATAAAGACATTGTTCAAGTTTTTTCACATTGTGTTGATATGGATAACAAAGAACAAACAATGAGAATATTTAATAGTGCTGGTTATCATTATGCTAAAGGAGACACATATTGTTCTTCCGGTCAAAACTACTGGCATCCAGGTTATGCTTGGGCTATTACTAGAAAAGCATATGAAAAAATAGGAGGATTATATGATAGATCTATTTTAGGCTCAGGTGATAATATTATGTTATTTTCTATTTTAAATAATGTAATTAAATCCATTCACTCTGATTCAACAGATGAATATAAACAAGATATTCTTAAATTTCAAGAACAAATGTCAACTTTACGATTTGGATATGTTCCCGGAACCATTTATCATTATTTTCATGGAAGTAAAGAAAATAGAAAGTACACTGAAAGATGGCAAATTCTAGTTAAACATAATTATAATCCGTTTACATTTATTGATTACGACCATAATGGAATTATTATTCCATCTCAGATTTTTCCTAAAACATTAGCCGACGATATTATGCAATATTTTGAAGAAAGGAACGAAGATGAATAAAAATCATTAATAATCAGATGGTTCCCATTTATCTTCTACAGTATGATGCGGACTTTTATATAAAAATATAAATTCAAATCTATTGTCATCAATCTTTTTCCACATAGGTTCATCATTTAACTGCGAAAAATACATTTGTTTTAAAGTATCAAAATTATTTGTATTCAATTTGCCTTGATGATTTACTTCTACTTTTATTATTTCTTTACCTCTTCCCAAGTCAGCTACTTGTAATATTTTAACTGGATATTTATATTCAATAAGAATACCAACTCTATTTTTTACAATATGATTCAGAAGATGTATTAACTCATAATATATTATATTGCCTTCTTTAATGCTATGTTGGTCACAAGGTTTTTCCATATATATTCTATGATCATCTGTTAATGTACACCAACTACCTTTACAATTACACGTATTTGATTTAACTCCATAAATTCCCATTTTGTTAGTTTGTTAGTTTATCTTTAAGTTATATTTCATTATCTTCTTCTTCAATTGATGCTGCAACATCTTCAGATGTTAGTTCATCTGTTCCTGTTACTTCTGGAGGTGTGGAGCCAGCTATTTCTTGAGCATAATCTGCTTGTTGTTGTACTAAACTATCTATTTGGATTTGCATTGAATCTATGGATTGTTGCATATTGTCTACTTTTTGCTTAACTCCATCAAATGAATCAATTCTTCCTTTTAATACTTCTATATTTCCAGCATTTTGTTGAGCTAATATTAAAGAGTTATTTGGGTCATTTAAATTATATGGTTTATACTCTTGTGTTGAAGTAGTTGTAGTTGTATCTCCATTTTCTAATCCTTCTATTAATTTATTACCAAAGTTGCTATAAGCTAAATATGCCTGATAACCCATCAAAATTAAAAACAAAACAATTAAAATATATATCAATAACATTATTATATATATATTACATTTATTTTCTTTTTATATTTATATAATGTCTACCGCTTTTTATCCAACAAATATGAGACGTCAAGCTGCCAGTGGTTACAGTAATAAAAGCACATTAGAAAATATACCTTATGTGCCTTGGAAAGGAACAGGTATTTATAGTAATCCTGTTGGTGTTACTGCTACTCACATAAGGCCATTAACTAATAATGATCCAGGTAATGTATTTCCTACAGGTTTTGGCTTACCTAGACCACTTAAGCAATATAGAAAGGGAACGGTAATCCCAATAAATTTTGAAAAACTAGCAACTACAAATTCAATTGCTGATATTGAAAAACAATTAATAGCTTATAATGTAAATAGATCTGTAAAATCTTCAATTGGTTCATCATTAGGTGGAGGTAATGGAGGAACGGGCTTAATATCACAGATGATTGATATGCCAGGTTCATTTATTGTAAAAGATAATGGAGCAACTACCGCTTTAGCCAACGGCACCTTCGGTTTAGCCAACGGCACCTTCGGTTTAGCCGAAGGTCAAATTGGAATAGTTAACACAACAATTGAAGATAATCAAGGAACTAATATTGACCAGGAATGTGCTTTCTGTAATGGTGTAGGAATTGTATCTGACTGGATGCCAATTAATAATTTGACAGAAAAGCCTCAGCAAAATGTGACAAATCCTTTACTATGTTGTAATCAACAAAGAAAGGCATTACAAAGAGTTTTACCAACTAACACCAATGTAAAAAAGAATTATTATCAAACAACTTACATGTATTTGTATAATCGTTGTCAAACATTTCAACAAAGACAGTTTAATTTTATTTCAGGTCCAATTGATAAAAAAATAGAACAATTATTCTTGGCATATCCATTTGTCACTGCTAAAATACTGGAATATTCTAAACCTGGTGATCCTTTATCAATTATTAATTTATATGTAGCACAATGTAATCCTAATTTTACAATTGAAAAAGGTGTAGAAATTGGTTTTGTAAATGCATTATCAAAATCATTATTAGATTCTGGATTTATTTCTGAAGAAGAATATAATACATTAATAGGTCAATCACCATTATCAGTTCAAACTTTTATATCTTCTTTACAAAATATACTAACACAAGAACAATATAAAATTGTTATAGAATATTTGTATCAATTGGCAGCAAATCCATATAATGGATCTGTTGTTAGTGGTCCATCAAATCCAAAGGGATGTTCTCAGGTTTATTATAAACCAAATAATCCGCAATTTGCAAAACAAGGAGGTGTATCAAGTAGTACAAGAACATTAAAACTAACAGTTGATACAATCAATACGGCTGCTTATAAACAACGTAAATTAAAATCAGGAAATCCTCCAAATACAGCAACAGCAATTCAATATGGGTTTAACCCAAATGTGCCATATATTTACAAAGATAAGGTTCCTCCATGTCAACCACAGACATATATAGGTAATCCTTTCTTTTTCCAAGGTCAACATCAAAATAAATTAATATGTCAAAATAAGACAAATGGTGGTGAGTATAAAACATATAATTCTGTATACCAACATTCTGCTGGCAATTATATTGGTGCTACTCAGTCCGCTTAAAATTCTTTAAATTGTTTTAATATATATTTTAAAAGGAGGCTTAAAGGGCTTTAAGTAGTTTTAAAATATATATTATTTCCGAATTTAAAGGGCTTTAAGTAGTTTTAAAATATATATTATTTGTGAATTTAAAGGGCTTTAAGTAGTTTTAAAATATATATTATTTCCGAATTTAAAGGGCTTTAAGTAGTTTTAAAATATATATTATTTCCGAATTTAAAGGGCTTTAAGTAGTTTTAAAATATATATATATTATTTATCCATTTTCCACCACATTTTCATCCTCTACATTTTTCTTCCTCGGAGTCAAAAATATATTCACCTTATCTATAAATTTATTATGAGGCAACTGATTTTTTTCACACCATTGAATACATTTCTGAATATGTGATCTTTTTAAATTTTCCATCTTTTCATCACGATTTTTATTCTTAAAAATATTTATTATTTGATCATAAGCCTCCAATTGTTGTTGACCTATCACCAAATTTGATTCCTCCAATCTATTCAGAAAATAATACGGCAATTCATTATCTATCAGAGAATTTATACATTTATCACTTATTAATTCACCATTACTCATTTTAGATATCAACTCTTCCTCTATACTCGCTAATAATTTATTCTGATTATTCAAGTTTTCATTAAAACCCTTACAAATTAAATACCTTTCACTCTTCGTAACATTACTTATTGATGGTTTCACTAAATATATTTTATCATATACACCCGATATAATAAATATTATATCTATTACTGCTTTATATAATATATTATCAATTTTTATAACACACATACCTTGATTCGTTTGATACTTTATTATAATTAATAATACCAAAATCATATTCTTTATATATTTTTTTGTATCACTATATTCATCCGGATGAAATTCACATATTATTAGATCCAATTTATCTTTATGGTTCTGTCTTATAAATAATTCATACAAATTTTCATAATTAAAATCCTCTGAAAAAACATTATCTTCATTTTCTTCTCTTAGCATATTTAATAGATAATTTGTTGATGTATAATTATTTGTCAAATGCGCTATATTAATTTTATTTTTTATAGATAACATCTCGCTTATATTAAACACTTGAAATAATTCCATTAACTCAAAAAAAATTATTGAATCTGGCTTTACCTTACTTACAGATATTGTTGAACCAGGCACATTTGAATGTATAAACTCAAATGGATTCACTATCTTATTTACATAGTCTATTGTTACACATTCATTTTCATCATTATTGTTCTCTTGTAACTTAAATAACTGATTATAAATATCATTCATATAAAAAATTAAACTATATGAAATATATGGCTCTATTTTATTACTTGTTAACTGAACATTTAATCTAATATTAAAATTATTTTTTGGGATTATATAATAATTCATTATCTATTATATAATAGTTATTACTATTTATATCTTTTTTTTAAATAATAGAAAACTACCTTATTTCTCCTCTATAATATCAAATTCTACTTCTTTTTTTCTACGCGTTGTCTTTTTCTTTGGAGCAGGAGCTATCTCAATTATTTCTTCGTTAGCACCAGTGCTTAATCCCTCAATTAATTCAGGCTCTACTGTTTCCTTTATTTTTCTTGTTTTTGACTTTTTAACCACTGCTTTTGATTCTTCCAATGCTTCAGTTGCCTCTTGTAATTTTAATTTTCCTGATAACTTTTTTGCCTTTGGTTTTACTATTTCTTCTGCTTTTGCAACTGCTTCGCGAGCCAACATTGTTCCAGCTAATTCTATTTCTTCTTCACCCGGTAATTGATCTAATAATGACTTTGTTAGTTTCTCAGCATTTCTAGTTGAGGTTTTCTTATAAATAAAGAAGCGATTCAGAAATGATATATCCTTCTCATAATCTCTCATAAATAACGCATCCTTATAATCACTTTCCTTTTCTGGATGTCTCTTAACTTCATTTTCCATTGCATTAAATAATTCTGAAAACATACCACTACCTTCAGGTAATTTCATTTGTCTCGCTTCTTCTCTTGTTACTAAACTAAAACCATATTTATCCATTGTGCTAGTAAAGAAATCAAAATTCACCAAATATTCTGAAATTGTTTGATTAATTGAATCTTGATATACATCTATTTTATAACCTAAACTGCTCTCATTATCTTCAAATGTTGTTGCATCATATTGTTTAGTTATTGACCACACTTTCTTATCATCCACATATATTTCTCTACTTTCACCTTCACCCTTTCTTTTTAACATATTAAATATAGTTTTACCATCATAACATGTCGCTATAAAATAACCATATAATTTTGTACACTCTGTTATATTTCTAATAAAATTATAAAACGTATTTTTATTTTCAAACATATAGTGCATAGCAAATTGACATGATGATACATCAAAACCATTATGACCTTTTCCGTGTTGTCTTGCTACAGCTGGACCTAAACTTTTCTCAACACCAACTGAACCAAATACTGATTTTGTTATTTGATTTGCCTTATCACTAAACATATTAGTTCCGCTTCTTATATTTTTAGAACTATTACCTGTTACAAATAAAGCATATGGCACATTTTTGTTTGTCATCTTAAAATTCAAGTATCTAGCACAAGCTCCATTTAAACGATTTTCAATATTATCAGGTGAAATATCAATACCAAATACAAATGATAATTCTGCTCCGATCCATTTTGGTAAATCTCCAGCCTTACCACAAGCAAAATCAATTAAGTTATTACCTTTCTTTGATACACCTTGAATAAGTGCTTTCTTTACATATAAATTATGAAAATCTCTCATTCGTTGCGTCATCTTATCTGTTGTAACACTATTGTAATATACATCATCCGATACTTCAATACCAGGTATACCATCACCAGTTGCTATCATTTTTTCAGTCACTGGATTATGAATTGAATGCCAGTTACTATTAGCAGTTTTATAATCGTTTGCTCCTACACCATTTCCAGCTCTAAATTCAGCCGTTTTATCATATCTAACTCTCATTGGAACCCATTTCCACATTCCAGGTTTTGTCGTATCATATCTAAACTCTACTACCATTTGATCATCAAATACTTGTCTTTCTTCTGTAAACATTTGATATGCTCCATTACTATCCATTTCTAACATAACATTACATAAACCAGCTAATGGATCATATGGATCCGAAGGAAAGAATTGTTTTGGTTTATATCCTTCTTCATCATCAATATCCTTCTTATTTGCAAATTTATCATCTAACACATCTTGGCAAGGATTTATAAAACCATGTCTTGATGGATCAAATCCAACTGCTAATATTAGTGTCTTATATTGATTAAATTGCGTAGTTTCATAATTATTTATTCCATCTTCAAATATAGGCGTAACAACGTCTTTACCATCAGAACCTTTCTTTGTAACAACTAGGAAATCTATTGTTAAATAACTCTTTGGAAAAGTTACTGTTGACTCCGTTGGTTTCCATTTGAAAATATATGGCCAAGTTATTTTTTTCTTTGGACCAGCTTCTAAAATTTTATTTCCACCAACACCTAATAATGTTGGAGTGAAAATCAAACCGTCAATTTCATAATCAAAATCCTGATCTGCAATGCGTCTTAATAAATAATTGTTTGCCTCAAATATATTATATTTAGCTACATCTGTTGCTTTTGATTCATCTTCTTTAGCACCAGTACTTGTAACTGAATCAAAATTTGGATAGAATTTTTTTGATACAATTTTTATTGGAGACAAACTTTTACCTTTATATGCTTCTAACAAACTTTTATAACTCCTCATTTTAGTTGTAATACTAATTGGATTCAACATTTTGATAAATTCTTTTAACATTGGTAAACGACAACCATCTTTAAAATATCTCTCATCTTTTGAATGTGTATTAATAAATGGTCTTGCTCTGACATCTACATTATTAATATAATATAAATCAAATACAGCAAAAGTGTTAATAAAAATACCCGATTTATTATGTAAAATTAGCTCACCATCTAATAACGAATTGAAACACTTTTCTTCTTCTGTTTTAGCTCCAGTAAATATAACATTCATATTTGTATTAATTAAATAAATACGACCTTTACTATTAACAAATAATAAATGTCTATCACCGTCTGCTTTTTCTGTTACACAATATGCATATGGTTCTGTTATATTAGGTACAATGACATCTTTATTTAATGGAGCTACATTTATTAAATCCAATGTTACTAATCCTGGACCCAGAAAATCACCAGGATATACATTTTTCTTAGGAACATATTCACCCTCTTTTTTTCTTTGTTCTTCTTCAAATAATAATTTAAGATATTCTTGACCAACTGCTCTTTGTTCTGGATATGAAATAGGATAATTTGTTTTCTGTAATCCCGATAATATAACCTTAACTATTTTTTGCAATCCATTAGACAATTCCGTTGGTGATTTATAATGTATTTTTGCTGAAATTTCTACCTCAATTTCTATTTCGTATGTTTCCTGATTATTAAATACATTTGATTCCTCAATATTATATGTTTGGATCATCCATCCTCTCTCATTTTTTGTTGACATTTTTACTATACTAAGATCAATCTTAAAAGGGAAATCTTTATGTTGAAAAGTCACACGATTCATATATCTGAATACTTTCTTTGTTTTATTCCAATTTTCAAAAACATCAACACCAACCTTGCTTGTTTTGCTTATTGAATCTTCTGTATTTATTGAAACTCTAAAATTAAAGTCATCAAAATTTGCACTTTGTATAGTATCAGTAGTTTCTTTTCCGTCCTTAAATACTTTTAATGGCGTCTTTTTATTTATTTTTACAGAAAATGCATTTTTATCGTTTAAATAATTAATACTATTAGTTTTACAATAATCTTGAATATTATTAAGACCATCTATCTCAATACGAAAACGATCAAAATCACTACTCGTCTTAAATTTTCCCGTTTTTACATCAAGAAATTCTGGTTGTATTCTTAATAAATGCGTTCCATTCGGATATGTACATGTCCAACCAGATGCTTTTAGCTTCTTTACAACATTATCATAATCTAATTTAGTAATAGGCCTAGCTCCCCTTGTTCCAAATTTTGCCTCCATTTCTATTTGGGAATATTTACCAACATTCGCATTTAGAAATGCTAAAGATATTGTATCTAATTGTTGTTGAGGAGATACTTTGCTACGCTCTCTAGATGACAATTCTTCTTTATCATCTACAACATTGCCTTTTAATTTATCGGTTGTTATAGCTTTAGTTCCTTTCATAATTATATATATATGTGAATATATATTTATATTGTTATTCAATTTTTTTTAATATTTTAATACTAATAACTCGTAAATATCTTTCTTTGTTATTTTTTTCTTACCTTCTTTATTGCTATTACATTCATCAATATTAATATCTAATTTTTTACATAAATCTGTTAGTTCTTCTAATTTATATGAACCCATACTTTTTAATGTTGCATCAAAACTACTCATCTTGTAATAAGTCTCTCTATATTTTTTTATTATTTCTTCAGTTACGTCTAATTCAATTGAATGTTCATATAATTCACTATTTCTGTGGACAATATTAATTGGATGTTTCTCATCAGGGTCACAACATAATAATTCATAAACTTTACGTTTATTAACTAACAAAACATTAATATTTTCAAGAATACATAAAGCAAAAAAAGTCTTAATAGAAATCTTATCTTTATTTGCTAAGTCGTCCTCTAATTCTGTTAGTGGTTTTATTTTGTGTATTTTTAATAGATCCTTATTTTTACGAAGCAAATCAATATATTTAAATTTTTCATTTTTCTCAACCACAAAATACTGATTATTTATCTCCATTTCATAATTTGAAAATCCATGTTTTAGAATATAAAAACACCAAAAAAGCGAGTCTTTTTGTTTTGGTCTATACATTGTCTCTTTTTTTCTTTTCACTTCTAGAGTCTTTTCGTTTAGTTTTAATTCTATTGTTTTTTCTTTTTTCTCTTTTATTTCTTTTTTCTCTTTTATTTCTTTTTTCTCTTTTATTTCTTTTTTCTCTATATGTTTTAGTGATGATTTAGGTCTTAAAACTATAGAATCTGATACTTGGATCATATGTTTAGTATATCTATCTATATTTGTAGATGTAAACATATAATCTTGTAAATCAATCCCAATAGGGATATTACTTTTGTTATTAACTGTTTGCTTAATCATATTTATTTATTATGTAGAGATATCTTTATTATCTTTTAAAAAAAATGTATTTTTATATTTCTCCTTCTCCTTTTCAGCATTATTGAGGTAAATTTCTTGAGTATTTACATATTTGATATAAACCATAAGTTCGTTTAAAATACTGTCTTGAAGTTCACTCAAATTAATATGAATACCATATTTGTTTTCATTTATAATGACACTCTTATTCTTTGTTAGTATCCTAAGAATTTCAATTTGATTAAATTTAGACATATTTTCTATTTGTTCTCTAATATAATTTAATTGGTTAAAATCATAAGTATCGTTAGACATATATAGATATATGTTTTTGCTTTAAATATAAATACAAAAAAATAAATTAAAATAAATTAAAATAAATTAAAATAAATTAAAATGTAAATAATACAATTATCCATCAATAATAAGCTTTGGTTTACTTTTCTCTTTGCCTTCTCTGGCTTCTTTAGGCGGAACTAATTGAGCTATTACAGATACATACTTATCATTTAATTCAAATCGTTGAGCAATTACTGTTGCCACAAATTTTTCATTTTCCTCAATAGAATTAAAATATTCACTTGCATAATAATGATCTCTCGCCACAAATAAAACGAATGGACTCGGTTGCTCATCAGCACTTTCAGCGCGTATACCAGCTTTAGTTATATTTTTAGCAATACAACTTAAATTCATACCAGCAACTGGAAAACAAACTTCACAATTAAATACAACATCAAATATAATATTTTCACCTTTAATAATACCACTTGAAAATGTTATAACTCTAATGGATCCTGGTTTAACATAACCTTCTACAATACATTTTCCACCGACCATTTTAGCAATTGTAGTTTCTAATGTTTGCAATAGATTCTTACCTATTGCCGTAATAGGTAATACTATTTTTTTAGTAATTTGGCAAGGGCTATAAACTCCTATTGTAGCCTTTTGTCTATACTTCGGTTTAGTTGCTTTAGCTATAGGTTCCATTATATAATTAGTATATATTTATTCTTTTAATTAATTTTCAATTTTATTTTAATTCCACTTTTAAGAAAAGTGGAGAAAAACATTTAACGTTGTTTTATTTTGAAATGGTAAATGGGGCGTACAGGGTTTCCCCGTAAGATAATTTATTTTTTGCCTTTCTCTTTTTTCTGAAATTCGTTAATTATCGCAGTTTCTGTATCTAAAAACCATGTTTTATCATCCAAATGTTGATTCTCAAAACTTCTCAATGTTAGTTCTTGTCTCACACATAACTCTTTAGCACCATCTTTTGTTACCTTGGATACAAATCTATCATCATTTTCTATATCATTCAATAAGTTCATAATCTTTTCTTTTCCTGCTTGATCACACCTAAATCCTGTGCTACGTTGATTTTCTGTATCCTTAACTTGATAAACCATATATTTTCTGTTATTTTCAAAACCTATAAAACCTACATAGTGACTTAAATTGGTCTTTAATCTGTATTTCTTTAATATTGAATCACCCAAATCTCTCTTATCTTCTGGTTTTGCTGGAATCCATTTGTCTCCATCTAATACAAAAATATTTAGATTTTCTGTTCTTGAAGGACCATTAAAAATAACCATTCCTGTTATTCCCTTTGCAACTATTAACTTAGTTAATAAATATTTCTTCATTTTTCCATAAAATCTTTTCAATCTTTCATATCCCTGCGGGAGTTTAGATTCTAAATCTTTATTTGAATAAATATAATTTAACAAATCAATCTTTTCATTCATCATTAAACTATCTACTATATGTTCTATTAAAAACTGCTCCAAGATTTCTAATCTTTCTTTTTCAGAATCAGCCGGAATTATATCATCCTCATTAGACATTTTTCTCAATACTAATCCACACAATTGATACCAATTGTCATTTCCTCTTTCAACTTTACTTGTTTCTAAAGCCAAATTATAATTACTAAACATCATATCTAATACATTTTTTCCTTCAACAAACACATGTTCTTCTACTTCTTCTTCAAATATTTTTTCACCAATACCACGCTTATCTATAACAGGTTTAATTGCATTTGTTTTTATTTGAAAATTTATCATATTATGTTTATAATTAATTGGCACTGAACGATCATAAATAGATATATTTTTGTAATTTAGTTCGCTTGGCTGAAATAAATAATATTCACCAATATTTATTAAATAACCTGTTCGTCCATATTTATCCGTTATATATTCAGTATTGTCATTAATTATTTGGGTTAGTGCTGCATAAATTTGAGAAGTAGGATAATTTTTAGGTGTTTTTATCAATTTAAATAAATCATTCTTTTTGTAAAAATAACGCATTTTCATTAACATCTTTATTTTTTGTATAATTTTATCTGAATTTATAAGCATAAATGTCTCATTATATGTGTCTGTATTTTCAACAGAATCTTTCATTCCAATAGGAATATCTGGAAGACACTTAAATTCACATTCCATAAAATCACATGTAGCTGAGTTATCTACATCACCTATTACAAAATTATTTAAAACTTGGTTATCTGATAACACTTGCGTTATATCTCTATTTTCTTCTATTTTCTCAAAATTTTTTGAAATCAATTCTGTTTGGTCATGATTAATTATACAATCAACTGCTGTTTGCTTTAATAATCTTGTTACTTTTCCTATTTTAACAGCTTTCATTTCAGAAATACGATAAATATATAAATCAGCCGCTTCTTCTTCAGCATTTTCCAAAATTGTTCCATACAAAAATATTTGAACGTTTCTTTTTGAAAATGGTAAATCTTTATGAGAAAAGTTACGCACAGCTCTACCAATAATTTGTTCTATTCTATTTACATTATACCATGGTTCTAAAATATGAACTTGTCTTATTGCCTTAAAATCTAAACCCTCTGAACCCGCTTGAGATATTAAAACTACTTTTATTATTTCACCAGATACATCTACTATATTACCATCTTTATCTTCTCTAAAAATATTATCGTTATTTGTTATTGCTTTTACATCCGCATCATTATTTGGAGATATACGAGGATCTCCTGTAATCATTATATATCTTGCCGGTTTAAAATCTTTCTTAGAATCAGGCGGTTTCATTGTTCTTACATCTACTACTGGAACCGGAGGTGTCTTAAATAATGGTTTTGCTTTTTCTCCGTAACGTGTAAATCCCATTTCTTCAAGAGCTAATGCCATTGGTATTACTCCAGCATCAATATATGACGAGTAAATTAAAATAATACCTTCTGAAACCACACCTGTTTCCCTATTATAAATATAATCACATACATTTTTAATTTTTGCACTGTATTTTCCTATTTCGTCTTTTTCAAACACATGTGGAACACCACGTTTATATTCAAATTGACCCTTTACCGATGGAGTTTTTGTATCTGTATAATCCATTATTCTTTTTAACCCTTGACTTCCAGTTAAATCTTTTGGATCAATATATAATCTTTTCAAACTATTTGAACTATTTGAACTATCTGATTTGCTTGAATCTCCTCCTTTTTTAGAACTTTTAGTTATAGTTGATACATTTGATGATGTTGGAACTTCTGTTAAACCAAAAATATTAGACTCTTTTACTGGATTTTTTTCTGTTGGCAATCGTGACTTTGTTGGACCTTCAATTATATGTTCTCCAGATGTATCTGTTACTTCAGATTCTATTAATTCTGTAGTTTTTTTCTTTGGCTTAAGTGTTCCTTTAAATGATGTATCCCCTGGTGATACTTTTCTTACACTTGTGTCTGATTCTGAATCTTTTTTAGAAAGTTTATTAGATTTCTTACTTACTACGGGTGTAATTATTTCTTCTTCTTCATCAATTATATCAAATATTGAATCCGATAATACCTTTTTCTTACTAGCCGTTTTTGTAATTTTATTTATATCCCTTATATCTGGTTCTACAACTTTATCAAATAATTGAACATCTCCCTCTATTCCCTCTGTAACAACAGGTTCAGATTCTAATTCTGAATTTAGTGTTCTTACAACAGATGAAACAATCTGTGGTCCATTACTTATTACGTCATCAATTTCTTCAACAACTTCTTTATCAGGACGTCCTGATAATGGTGAAATATCGTCTATTTCTCTTTCTTCTATATCAACATATTCCATCGGTTGAATTTGTTTAACTAAATTTTCTAAACCATCATATGGATAAATAATATTTAAAGCTTCAATAGGTATCTGTAAATCTGTATAGCCAAATGATTTTAATGCTGAAAATGCCGCAACCTTTCTCTGAGTCCCTTTTTTGGTCATCTTATAAGTTTCTTCTCTACTTCTTAAACGATCAATAATATATTTATATCCCATCTCTTGATATTCACCTATGGTCGTTAAAAATAAACTAAGTTTTTCAATCTTTTTATCATTTGGAATTTTTCTTCCGTTTATTTGATATTTTGGGTATTCTTCTTTTGTTTTAAATGTATTATCAATAGCAAATCTATCGGGATACACCCTGAAAGGAAATGTATATGGATTTTCACCCCTAACATATGAAATATAACCTGTTGCCTTTCTAATCAATAGTTCTTTACCAATCTCATTCCCCTCCTTATCTTTCTTCCAATCACCGTTTTTATCAAATATATCTGATACAGAAATTATTCCTCTACGATCATTCATATTTAATAAATTTAATAGCCAAATAATCTCTTTATAACTGTTAAACATTGGTGTTGCAGATAAAAGTAATAAACGAATATTAGATACAACACTAACTAAAAACATTAAATTCTTCGCTACATTTTTATTTTCATTGTCATCAGATATTCTTATATTATGAACTTCATCAATAACAACTAAACTATTTGAATATTCAATCTCAAGATTTCTTATTTTTGTCTCCATACTATCATTTGCTTTTCCAGATTTTCTAACAATTTCGTTTGAAAATTGCACATAACCTTGAAATGAATATGAAGCATTGATTAGATTCTTTACTTGTTGAATTACTTTTTCACGTTTTAACCCTTTCATTCCTGTTGGGTTAATTTCTTTAAGCAGTTTATTTCCTAAACATCCCTTCATTGTCCAAATACCATCTACTTCTTTTAATTTTCTCTCATCAAATAGTTGTAATTTAAAGTTATCTTGAACATTTGGACTTGCTACTATAATTATACGTTTATTTATACCCATTTGCTTTAAATAATCTCGCATTTCTTCACAAACACCAATGGCTGAACATGTTTTTCCGGAACCTAAACCATGAAACAAAATTAGACTGTTATACGGCGTTTGAAATGATAAAAAATTTCTTACAAATGCTTGTTGTGGTAATAACTCATACTCAGCAGTTTTTAAAATTTTGGCATATTCTTCAACATCATAAATAGCACCATCATATTTAGTATCACTAAACTCCTTTTTTTGAGCTATTTTAATATTAAAGTTTGGATCATCTAAAGTTGGATACAAATATTGATTACTATTTGGATCTTCACCTAATTCTTCTCTGTTTTCCAATTCAACTCGTAATTGCTCTTTATTATTTGAACCACACTTTTTTGTATATAATTTACCTATTTTATCCAAATCACATATTTCTTCTTCATCTGATTTACTATCTTCTTTCACTTTTTTCTTAAGTTTGATTTCAACACTCATCTATATTTATATATATTAATATAATCTATATTCTTGTAAAACTTTATTTATATTTATAATCAGTTGCTTTTTTTCTAAATTATATGGCCTAATTGATTCCAAACATTCCTCTAATGTTTTCCATTCAATTTTAGAAACCTCCGTTTGTTGATAATTGTTTAAATTATCGTTAATAATTTCTGTATATCCTAAAAAATATTTATGTTTATAAGATTTGTGATTTGAACCGAGAAACATCTCTTCAAACGGCAAAACATTTTCAATAATTTTAATAGTTTTTTTTGATATTCCTGTTTCTTCTTCAAATTCTCTTAAGGCACAATCTAAATCTTTTTCTTGAAAATTACGCCTTCCTTTTGGAAATTCCCATTCGGTTTCTAGCCATCTAGTTGTAGAGTTATCTATTAATGTATCTAATGTTATCATTTCACCATTTATTAATAATCCATTTTTAAGTGCTTCAAACTTTTTTTGTGATGATATTTCTTCCCCTTTAAATTGGGTTTGATGTCCTGAATCTTGTATACCCCACATTATTCTCCATAATGTTTCAAAATTATTTATTCGGATTTGTTCTCTCTCTTCAATAGACATTTCGTTAAACAAAATTTGTAAATGTTCTAAATTATTTTGAACATATTTACCTCGTATAAAATCAATATAACCAAAACTATTTTTACGTCTTATCATTAAATATTCAATGCCTTGTTCTGCCGATGACCTAAAAACTATAATACCATAACTCGTTATTGGTAATTTACATTGATGAAATTGGTGACCTTGTTTACAACAATTATTACAAATGTTATTTTTGCTCATTTTACCACTATATGTTTAAAGAGAGTTGTTTTTATGTTGTTTTAATTTAAATGCCTCCTTTAGCTAAAAACAATTTACAATTAGACCCCACTGTTTGGGGACCTCATTTCTGGTTCTTTTTACATACATTAGCTATATCATATCCTGATCATCCAAACGCAGTTACTAAAAAGAAATATTATGAATTAATACAAAATTTGCCATTATTTATTCCTGTTGAATCAATCGGTAATGATTTCATTAAACTACTTGATGAATATCCTGTTACAGCTTACTTAGATAATAGAGAATCTTTGATAAAATGGATGCACTTTATTCATAATAAAATCAATGAAAAATTACAAAAACCAAAAATCACCTTGAATGACTTTTATTTTAGATATTATGAAGAATATAAACCAAAAGATATTAAAATGAAGGATTTTTATCGTTGGAGAGAGAAATTAATTTATACTTTAGTTGTTTTAGGTGCCACTGGATTAATAGTATATTTATACAATAAATAATATAAACTTGTTTTTTGTAAACTTGTAAAAATTAATTATTATATCATTTAATTATAAGAATTAATGACAACAAAACAATTAGGTGGAAAAGTTATTGCATCTGGAGGATTCGGATGTATTTTTGACCCAGCACTTAAATGTGAAAATACTGATATTATAAGTAATGACCAACTTAGTAAGCTAATGACGACTAAACATTCTAAAGATGAGTTTAAACATATTCAAAAATATAAACAAATTTTAAGTGTAATACCTAATTATCAAAATTATTTTTTACTTGATAATTTTCAATTATGTAAACCCACTGCACTAACAAAAAATGACTTAAAAGGATATCAAAAAAAATGCAAGGCTCTTAAGAAAAAGGGAATAAATACCAAAAATATAAACCAATCATTGGATCAAGTTTTGGCAATTAACATGCCAAATGGTGGTATTGATGTAGAAAATTTTATTGAAACATATTTTACAACTTCTAATATTATTAGACTTAATAATTCTTTAATACAATTGTTAGTAAATGGAATTATTCCGATGAATAAATTAAATGTCTATCACTGTGACATCAAGGATGGAAATGTGTTAGTTAAAGCGACAGAAACAGATTTTGAAACTCGTCTTATTGACTGGGGATTGTCATTTGTATTTGACAATGGACAACTTGGAATACCACGAAAAATATATAGACGTCCATTTCAATTTAATGTGCCCTTTTCATCTGTCCTTTTTAATAAAGATTTTATGAAGCTTTATGATAATTTTTTACAATTAAATCCAACTCCAGATTATTTTCAGATACGTGAATTTGTTATAAATTATATATTTATTTGGAATGATATTAGAGGTCCAGGCCATTTATCTGCTATTAATGATATAATTAAAAAACTAACAATAAAGGATCTAACAGCTATCAAAAAGAACAAAATTAAAGAGCATTTTATTGAATATGATTTTACATATTATTATATTGTGGAATATTTATCTAAAATTCTTGAGAAGTATACTAACAATGGATCAGTAGATTTAATGACATATTTTCAAGATGTGTTTCTTAAAAATATTGATATTTGGGGATTTACAATGATTTACATTGTCTTTTATGAACACTTATACCAAGATTTTAATGAATTAAACCAATATCAGATGGAGTTTATTTTAAAAATCAAATATATAATAATACATTTTTTGTATGAGAGTCCAATTAAACCAATAGATATATCTTCTCTGGTTAACGAACTAACAAGTTTAAATAAAGTTATTGAAAAATTTGATATAGATCATACATCCAAAAAATTAGAATATGTTTCAACATTTGAAGATAATATAGGAGGATTTATACAAAACAAAAAGCTTAAAAAATCTCAGAAACTTGTGAAAACACGTAAAACAAAACATCTACCTTTAGAGGGAAAGGTTCAGAAAAAACAAAAAACGAGAAAAAGAAGATTATATTAATATAATATATGAGATTAGAAATATTAATATTTGGAATTACAGCGTTTTTATTATATAATGCGTATTATGATGGAAAATATACAAAAATGTTGTTAGCCTACAAAAAATATTATAAAATGGCATTAATTGGATTTCTAGCTCTTTGTTTTTATATTATGGTTAAACGAAATCCATCTCAAACTAAAAATATGCTTTTATATACTAACAATATGATTAAATATATGCCAATTGATAAATCTTCAATGGATATGATTTCACCTATTTTTGATTTATCAACAAGAGGAAGAGGATTTATGGAAGGATTTAATTCTGAACTAAATCCGGGATATAATTATAATCCTACAATCATTGCTCAACAACAAAGGAATATGTTGACATGCCAAAAACCTATGAAACGCTCCGTTAGCGAAACAAAAAAGAAATATGTTGCATCAATGCAGGATTGGAAATGTGGTCAATGTGCCAAGAAACTAACACATACTTTTGAGGTTGATCATAAAATAAGACTTGAACACGGCGGAGGAAATGATGTTACAAATTTAGTTGCTCTTTGTCGCGAATGCCACGGTGAAAAAACAGCTATGGAAAATATGTAAATTATTAATAAATATATATTTTTACTTATCTTTTCTTAAAAGTATATAATATGGATACTACAAAAAAAACACCATTATCTTTAGAACAAGTATTAGTTTCATACAATATTATGATTACATTCTTTATTATATTTATTATTTTAATGGTAGTATTACTGGTAACAAATAAAAATGGGTTTAATAAATCATTTGGTTATGAAATTTTTTTAACAGGACCAATTTTATTGTTAGTTGCATTTCTTATCAAAGAAATTTTTGAGTTTAAAAATAATCCTTCTGAATCTTGGTTTTCCAGTTTTTCACAATCAAATCAACCATGGTTTATACCTGCTGTTTCATTATTTATCTTACTACTTGGTATATTTGGCTTTTTTATGATGTTATACGTTGGAGGAATATTTTCAGATTCTCCGCCTGAAAATAATACAGCTATGATATTAAACTTTTTTATTATTGCATTATTTATTGTAATAGCAGGTATAATATATAAAAAATATCAAAATAAAGATGATGAAACATTGAAAAATTTTCCCAGAGCAATACAAGAAGCTTTTCACTTAAGGACAAAATATACAGCATTATTCGTGTTTTTTCTTGTCTTTATTATGGTCTTATATTTTGTTAATCCTTGGGGATTAATGACCAATTACGGCGGACCAGTAGTATTTTTTACTTTATTTGCTGGTATAATTATGATAATAATGATCACAATATATCAATATTTTTTATCTAATCCATCTAAAGGATATTTATTAGATGATACTCCAACTCCATTAGCATTTATCATGAAGGCTTTATATGTATTAGCTGCACTTGGTATATCATTTGGATTAATATATGGTGCGTTAAAAATGATGGGTGTATTTAATCAAGACGCAAGTCAAGCAGATAATTGGGGTCATATTATATTCAATTTGTTGGTACTATGCGCTATGTTGGGAATAATTTATAAATTGGCTAATGCTGGTGGATTTTTAGATAAGAATCCTTATTACCGTTTAGTATTAAATACATTGCTATATATTCCTTGTTTGTTAGTTACTTTGGTAAATAGTATTAGTCAACTATTTGGGTTCAGTAAAGGAACAACTGCTGCTTTTGCTCCTCCTAATCCATTTGAAATTAAAATGCTAATTTTAAGTTTAGTTTTATTAGGAGCTTATTTTGTATGGTTCTTTTTAGCAAAACACTATATTCAATCCACTTATTTAAAACAAGGTGGAAAGCAATTGATCAATCAACCAGTTCCAACCGATGTTTTAACAAATGTATCATCATATCAAAATTTATCAGGAAGCGATAAATTTGATTACCAATATGCTTTATCATTTTGGTTTTATTTAGATTCTTTTCCACCAAGCACAAACTCATCATACAATAAAGTTGTTCCAATATTATCATATGGAGAAAATCCAACAATAAAATACAGTTCAGCAAATAATACTCTTTATATTACTGTGAAACAAAAAACTGATACAGATTCAGCAGTTGATTTTTCTCTTAAGGGAGAAAAAGAGTTAGAAATAAATCCTGAAACGGTGGAAAAATGGAAAAATGTTCAAGAAAAAATAAATGATGCTATAGAACATGTTAAATCTATGCCTTTTGGAAATGAATTGGATTCAGATGGACATCGTATTATATATAAGCATCCAAATGTTAAACTACAAAAATGGAATCATATATTGTTAAATTACAGTGGAGGAACTTTAGATGTGTTTTATAATGGGGAATTGGTTAAATCCGCAATTGAAGTGGTTCCATATATGAAATTAGATATGTTAACTGTTGGAACAGAAAATGGAGTTAGTGGTAATGTAGCAAATTTAATGTACTTTAAATATCCATTGAATTATTATACTGTAAATACATTATATATGTCTCTTAAAAATAATAATCCTCCAGTAATACCTTCAAATAATAAAACACTAATTTCTTTATAGAACAAAGTTTACAAGAAACTTTTAAAATTCGTAAGAAAAATTTCTAATAGTATAATATAATGGAAGTAAAAAATATTATACTATTTGTAATTATAATTGTTCTACTAATAATTGTAATTCGTTACATAATGAGGGATGTTAACACTTTAAGTGACCTTACATCTGCCCAAACTATGCAAACGATTCAACCAGAGGATTTAGCCTCTTCTTCTAGTACCGGAAATACTAGTAATTTTACATATTCAATATGGTTTTTTATAGATGACTGGAATTATCGTTATGGAGAACCTAAAGTTATTTTTGGACGTATGACTACTGGATCAGGAAAGAAGGAACCTTGTCCATCAGTTACATTAGGCCCCATTCAAAATAACATCATTGTCTCTTTAGCAGTTTATCCTGGATTAGATGAAGCTCCAGAAGATGGCACAAATTATATTGTTCATACATGTGGTATCTCAAATGTCCCAATACAAAGATGGTGTAATTTCTTTATGAGCGTATATGGACGCACATTGGATTTATATTTAGATGGTAAATTAGTTAGAACATGTGTATTACCGGGTGTAGCTAAAGTTGATTCAAGTGCTCCTATTTATATTACACCTATGGGTGGATTTTCAGGATGGACTTCTAGATTCCAATACTGGCCTGATGCTTCAAATCCACAAAAAGCATGGGATATATATAAGGCTGGTTATGGTGGTAGTTTATTAGGTTCCATTTTTGGAAAATACACTATTAAGGTATCTCTTATGGAAGGAGATACCGAAGAGGCTACTTTGACTATTTAAGAGTTTTAATTAACCTTTTTTTATTATTCATATGTAATAATAAAAACAAAACCTTTTTTTAAAAATATATATTATATATAAGATGGATTATTCTAATACCGGTCAAGGAACTACATTTAATCAATTTTCTTCTAATCAATATGTAAGTGCTACTCAAGATTTTCTAAATTCAAATAGCCTTATTGCTCAGGTGGCTTTTTTATTGTTAGTTTTATTTGTTTTTATTATTTTACTTAGATTAGGCATTTCACTTTTAGGATATTTTTTATCTCCTACAGGAAGCGCTAAACTTATAGATGGAATGGTTGATGCTAAACAATTAATTATTATTCCTCAGGACCCTGAAGCTGAAGGTTCTGTTACAATTAATAGATCAGTTAATGCTGATGAAGGAATTGAATTTACTTGGTCTGTTTGGATTTATATTGATGATTTAACATATAACTCGGGTAAATATAGATGTGTATTTTATAAAGGTAATGATTTTGCCAAGAATCCTAATAATCAAGATTCTCAAGGATTAAACTTTCCTAATAATGCTCCTGGCCTATACATTACACCAAATACAAATTCTTTAGTTATTATGATGAATACTTTTAATGTTATTAATGAGGAAATTATAGTTGACGATATTCCATTAAATAAATGGGTTAATGTTATTATTAGATGTCAAAATAATACACTTGATGTATATATTAATGGAACTATTATTAAGAGTCATCATTTACATGGAGTTCCAAAACAAAATTATGGAGATGTATTTGTAGCAGCCAATGGAGGATTTTCTGGTTATATATCTAACTTATGGTACTATAATTATGCTCTTGGAACCGCTGAAATATCTAGAATAGCTAATAATGGTGCTAATACATATATGAGAGGTTCAAATGGTCTAGATTTGAAGAAACCAAATTATCTTTCTTTAAGATGGTTTTTCTATGGAATGGGAGACTCATATAATCCCAGTCAACCTCAAATAAACACATAAGATATAACAAAATACGAGAGATTGGATTATGGCTGTAAAAAAGTATTTTATAACTTTATTAAAGTTATAAAATGTCTATAATATATTAAGATGTCATGTTTTAATGGAAATTGTTATTTACCCCAACCTCCAAGAGCTTGGTCAAGAGTTCAAAATAGTTGCTCTCTTATTACTGATACTGACAATAATGGATTAGTTAGAGATCCATATACAAGACAGTTAGTTCCAGCTATAGTTTTAGCAGAAAGAATAGCAATGTTAAATAAAGGCAATATTTTACAATATAAAGCAAATAGCAGCAATCTAACCAAGTCACAAAAATATTCTAAAATTGCTAAAGGACAGTGGGTTAATCGGAATACAACTTGGGCGACGCAATCAACTCGCGGTTACACAAATCCAAACACAACTAGTCTTAAACGAACTGAAAATGCTATTAATATTGCAATTGACCCTATTACAGGCGCCATCATTGGACCCACAACAGAACCAGTAACTTGTTTAAAACCTGTTGTTCCTGTTAATGAAGGATTGCCTCCTAATGAAGACGGAGGTGCAATAGAACCTGAAATACCGCCACCTGTAGAACCTACTCCTGAAAGTGATGTATTCCCACCTATTGTTACTGAAACACCACCAGAACCAATTGTCATTCAAGATGGTGGTAATCTTATTTGTTCTGTTCAAGAGAATATTTGTACTGGAGAAACCACAAGAACACTTTCTCAACAATTATGTCATCCTACTTCAGATTCGGATGTTCCTGGTCCAATTCAAGATTTATGCTGGAACGATGGAACTCAAACTTGGTATCCAAGACAAAGATATATAATGACCAATAGTACAAATAAATGGCCTGTTAACGCAGAATTATTTAGTTCTGTAATTATTAATGCTCCAGTAATTATTAGTATTTCATCAGATATAAATGTCGTAACGTTAACTTGGATTTTAAATAGTGATTGTTTGCCAGCAACCAATTTTAATATTTATCAGGATGATATTTTAGTTAAAGTTGTTCCTGGAACTATTTTTACAACTACATTAACAGTTACTAATAATTGTTATACTTATGAATATTATATTATAGCTCAAAATACAACAGCAAAAACTATTAGTGAAGCATCAAATATTGTTAGTATTCAAAATCAATTTGCTATTCCTGAACCTCCTAGTAATTTAACAGCATCTTGGTAACAAATAATCCTCTTGAAATTACAATTACTTGGTCTAATCCTAATCCGAATTGTTCACCACCAATATCATATAACCTATATCATTCTAATGATAATATCACATTTAATGTAATTACAGGTATATTATCGTCACCTTATCAATTTATACCTAGTTCATATAATACATACTATTTTTATATGTCTAGTGTAAATAATTTAGGAGAATCAAATTATAGTTCAACAATTACTGCTAATATTATTTTATTTACAATTACAGTAGGTTCATATACAACGACAGCAAGTATATCTGGTTCAACAACTACGTATAATATTGTTATTAATCCTGGAATAAGTACTTTGAGTTTTAATGTGTTACCAGATTCAAGTGAAGCAAACTTTCAACTCATTGGAGGAGGTGGAGGAGGTGGAGGTTGTTGGGGAGACGCATATAGCCTTACGTTATATAGTGGGGCTGGTGGTGGAGGTGGCGGTAATTTGTTAGTTAATGATTACATAGTAAGCGTAAGTAATTCATATACTATTACAGTCGGATATGGAGGATTATATGGTTTATCAAACGATGGATTTGGAGACGATTCACAAACTGCTGGTAGTCCTGGGCAAAATAGTAGCATAACTGATACAAATATGCTTAATTTAATAGCATATGGTGGAGCAGGTGGAGGACGTGGAACTAGTAATTCTATATCTACTGGAGGTATAGGTGGGTCTTTTTTAACAAATGTCAGTGGATCAGGAGGTTTAGGTGGAAACGGTGGAAACGGTAATGGGGGGTCTAGTGGAGATTGGAAAAAAGGAACTTCTGGAACAAATGGATATTTTTACGATAATCAAGGTCTACCATATAATAATTTGTCAAGTGCATATCCAACATATTATCGTCCTGATGTTCCAAATTATATTTTTGCAGAAAACCAGGATTCAATTACTTTAACAAATTGGTATACAGTGAGTGGTGGTGGTGGAGCTGGAAATAGTGATGAAACAAATCAATTTGTATCGGGTAATGGAGGTTCCGGAGAAGGAAGTGGAGGTTTGGATGGAAGTAATTGGAGCACAATGGTTCCAATAGTAGATCCTCCTCCATATGGCTTCATTTGGTGGCGGTGGAGGTGGAGGGGGATACATTACACCAGGATTTCCAGGCGGAAACGGTTTAGTAGTTATATGGTTTAGTTATACTATTTAATAATTTAATTGCTACATAATTAAATTATCTTATATTTCAAGCTCTTAAATTAGGATTCATACAAATTGCCTGATTAGGAAATACATCTCCACTCATACAAACGTCATTTACTCCTATTTCTGAGCATGTTCTTATGCCTTGTTCTTCTCCAATATAACACCATCCTGATTTGCCTGTTGTCTGAATTGAACTTCTGGAATCATCTGGACTTACTTGGTCAGCCGATTGTTTAGCATTATCTAATGCTCTTGCTAATGAATCTTGTTGCCATTGATCTATATTTGCGCCAGCTTGCTGTATTTTGTTTTGAACAGGAAGTGAAGATGTTGCCATTTGTCCTTGAGGATAACTAGTTGATAAACCGGTACTCGTTCCTGAAGTAGCAACTGGTGTAGTTTGTTCTCCGTTTTGCATTTGCACTCCGTTTTGCATTTGCACTTCGTTTTGCATTTGCACTCCGTTTTGCGCTGTTTGTTGAATTGTATCAATTGCTCCTGTTGTAGCTCCCGCTACTATATCTACACCTGCTTTAGTTCCGGTAGCAGTTGTTTCAACAACTTGCTTTGTAGTTGATAATGTAGTATAACCAAAAAATTTTAAAATAGGTCCAAATACTCTTTCAAATATGGATGCTGTTTCTTGCGTTCCTTTTGCTAAATAAGCAAAAATATTTATTCCTAATAATGCTAAAATTAATATAATAATTACCCATGTTTGCCAGGTTACATTAGCAAAGAATCCCATAAATGAACTTCCGTTTGTAGAAGTAGATGGGGCACCTTCAGGTAACGGAGTCAATGTTGGGAAATCGTCAGGAACAATTTCTGTAACAGATCTAATATATTCTTGTGTACTCATTATAATAAAATTACATATTAATTTTTGCTATATTTAATTTATTTCATATTTATGGCTAACTAATTAAATACATGGTATTTTTTTCGTTTTTCATCATATAACCAATATTTATATACATAATCTATAATCACTATTATATACAATGCTCCAGAATATATTAGAGCAAATATAGTTGAACCTATTAAGTTTATTGTATTATTATGTTTTATGCTTATATAATTTTTATCCAACATAAAACATATAATAGTAAATAATAGAATCATAGCACACGATATTTTTTTTAATTTTCCTACATTGTTAGTATCATTTTTAAGCCATTCAAGTAAATAGTATAAATAATAATCATAACTGGTTTTTATATATAAGTTAGGTTTATTTTGTTTTCTACATGTAGGACATTTATTAATTTGTATTAAGCAACGACTATGACACAAACTAACACATTTGCATCCATATATGTCAGATAGAAGTTTCATAGGAAACGCACTTGATTTAGCTCCCATAGACATTTCTAGCATCTCCTCTCTATCAGTTTTTCCATTAAAGCTATAACATATAATACACTCATCTTTGCGAAATAAATTTCTAAAAAACATTGTGCATAATCTTTATAACTAACAAATTTCGTTTTCAATTTTTTGTAAAACAACTTATAGGCTCTTTAAATCCTTTTAAAATATATATAATAAAACAACTTAAAGGCTCTTTAAATCCTTTTAAAATATATATAATAAAACAACTTAAAGGCTCTTTAAATCCTTTTTAAAATATATATAATAAAACAACTTAAAGGCTCTTTAAATCCTTTTAAAATATATATAATAAAACAACTTAAAGGCTCTTTAAATCCTTTTTAAAATATATTATTTAAAAGTCAATAAATATGTGAATTGATTCAAGTTGCCTAAAATTTCGTCACGGACATTCAATAAATCACTATTGTTAGTTATGTTAAGACCAGCATCTTTATTCATATCAATCAAAAACTGTTTGTATTTGTTTACTTCTCTGGTAAAATCCGTCACATTAGTATAGTCTAACAATGGTAGACTTTTTTGTCCCGTAAGATTTACACGACCACCTGTTTTACCTAGCATTACTTCAACAAATGTATCAATATTTAAATTCAAATTAGCATACAACTCATCTGTTGCCTTGTGTTGGGAATAACTAGATGTTTTCCAATGATATAACTTGACTGTATTTAACATTTGTAAAAACATTGTAACTATTTTTTGCTGTGTGTATTTGTTCGTTGGTGATCCCAAATTTCGTCGGGTTCTTTTACCGCCTTTTCTCCATTGACTACGCGTTTTCATTATATAGTATTATAAGAAATTAATCTATACGAGGAATATATTCAGCACCTAAGTTGTTCATTGTTTCTAATTTTGCTATTGTTTTTTCCAAATTTGAAGCCTTTAGATTTTGATATAAATAATCGGTGCCCGGAGAATGCTCGTTTTTCTTTATTTGTTTGTAAATTTTATTAATATTTTTTACTATTGTTAGTATCTTTTCTTTATCTTTTACAATTTCTTCTTCTAAAGCATAGGGTTCCGTAAATACCTCTATTACAAAATACATTAATAAACGACGTTTTTTATGACAACCTGTTCTATATCGTAAACAAAATATATTTAACGCACTGTTTATTATTCGTTGAACTAAATTACTTCTCTTTTTTGCCTCGCTTAAAAATATATCCCAAATAATCCACACTATGTCCATTTGACATTTGCTTTCTACTTTTGCGAATCCTCTACGCTCACACTTAAATTTTTCTTTTTTTTGTTTACAAATGGTTTCAAATTCAATTATCCATTCCATCCAATAACACGCACTAACACTGTTTTTACCTTCTTCTGTTAAATTATATGCTAATTCATTTACAGCTATAAATAGCTCTTTTGGATCTTCCTTCATAAATATTTCTTCAGCATATTTTATATTTGGAGCTTTAAAACGTTCAGTCATTTGTGTTAAATCAAAGTCTTCTTTTTTAACTTTAACTTCAGCATAACAGTGTTTTTTTCTTGCTTCACATAATACACACATTACTTCACAAAATAGTTTACGCATTTTCTCATTATTCCTTAATCTTAATTCTTGATCTCTATAACCATTAGCTACAATGTCCTTAAAATTGTTTATTCTTAGGTCTAAATATGTTATTAACTTTGGATTTCCAATATGTATATGTTTAGTGTAAAAACCTATTATAGAATCCCATAAGTCAGCATAATGACCTGCACATATCATTTCCGCACTCCAGTAACACGCTGGTTCTATTTTAGCATTATACAAATTTTTAATTAACTCTTTTTTAACGTCAGTTTTTTTGAATTCTGAGAATGTAATTCCCTTGAAATCTTTATCGCTTCTTACATCATTTATTTCAATATCATTCATTCTACCTTTAAAAAAGGTAGAGTCAAAAAACTTGAAAAAAAAACTAATTACTTGATTAACTTTTTAATATAAACAGTAATATAACAAATACTAACTTTGATGTTGGTCATGTTCTAAGTGAAAAAAATGGAGGAACACATGAAATTAATAACTTGAGACCAATTTGTGGAGCATGCAATCATTCAATGGGTTCAGAAAATATGGTTGATTTTGTTGTAAAATATGGGTTATATATTGGTTAGAATATTTGTTAGCATATTTGGTGTCATTTATAGAATTATTTTTTTGCCGAAATTTTCAGTCATAAAAATTTTTCAAAAAGTATTTTTGGTTTTCGAAAATGGACAAAAAAAAATGTCCAAAATTGAAAATCCAAAAAAAGTTTTGAAAAAGACCCTCAAAGTCGAGTGTTGTGACGATAATGCTCTTATTTTCATTTTTTGGATGAAAAAAAGTGTTACGATAAATTTTTTATATTTTTCTAAAAAACTATTTAGAAGTTTTTTCTGTTTCAAATATATGGTTACTTTAGGGGACAAAAACAAGCAAAAACAAGCATTCAATTTTTATTGCGAAATTTGTGACTACGGAACGTGTAGAAAATCAAATTTTGACAGCCATCTTTCAACCGATAAACATAAAATGGTTACAAAAGGGGACAAAAAGGGACATAAACAAGCATTAATATCATCTGAAATGCTTGAAAACAAGCAAGACAATGCTGATGAAGAAACACGTGAATTCGTATGTGCGTGTGGAAAAGAATATAAACATAGACAAGGCTTATGGAGACATAAAAAGAAATGTCCCGAAAAGCCAATGTCTATAACTTCTATCCAAGACCAAACTGAACTTGTCCAATATCTTATGAAAGAAAACTCTGAATTCAAACAGTTGATGATTGAACAAAATAAACAAATGATTGAACTAGCTAAAAATACTGCTGGACATCATAATACTAATCACGTTAATAGCCATAATAAGACTTTTAATCTTCAAGTATTTTTAAACGAAACATGTAAAAATGCTATTAATATTAGTGACTTTATTAACCAGCTACAAGTGTCTATTAGTGATTTAGAAGAAACAGGTAAACTCGGATTTACAGAAGGAATTTCCAAAATATTTATTAATGGATTAAAAGACATTGATATACCTGATAGACCATTACATTGTAGTGATCTAAAAAGAGAAACCATATATATTAAAAATAATAATGAATGGACCAAGGACTCAGACGAGAACTTATTGTTAGTTAATGCAATAAAACAGGTTTCCAATAAAAATATGAAACAAATTACAGAGTGGCAGAAGGTAAATCCAGAGTATAGAGATTCATCATCAAAGATTAATGATAGGTATTTAAAGATAGTTTCGGAATCAATGTCTGGTTCAACAAAAGAAGAATGTGAAAAAAATTATAAAAAAATAATAAAAAATATAGCAAAAGAAACAGTTATTGATAAAAATATTTCATAAATTTTAGTAAAGCTTGTTTTAGCAAAGCTTGTTTTAGCAAAGCTTGTAAAAAATAATAAAATATAATAATATATCAAATGAATATGCAAAAAATGGTTAAATCTTTAGGTTCAGCTTATAATAAAAGTTCATTATGGTGTAAGCTTTTGATACTAATGTCATTATTATTATTGATTATGTTAGTATTTAAGGGATTTAAACAAAATAAATTTGTAGAAGGATTCGAACAACAAGACAAATTTCTAATTAAAACTGGTCCTAACATTTATGATGATTTTTATTCTGATATTTATGATTATTTAGTTTTTAACAATTTAAAAGATGATTATGAAGTTGGATTTATTATAAATAGTGCTTCTCCATCATCACAAAGTAAAATTCTAGATATAGGTTGCGGAACAGGACACCATGTAGCATCTTTGGGATCAAAAGGTTTAGATGTTATAGGAATTGATATTTCTGAATCAATGATTAAGAAAGCAAAAGAAAACTTTCCAGATTATAAATTTAATGTTGGAGATGCTTTAGACGCTAATATATTTGACTCAAGTTCCTTTACACATATTTTGTGTATGTATTTTACTATTTATTACTTTAAAGATAAAACCCAATTCTTTAATAACTGTTTTAAATGGTTAATGCCTGGTGGTTATTTAATTGTTCATTTAGTGGATCGTCATAATTTTGATCCTATATTACCTCCTGGAAATCCATTGTTATACGTCTCTCCTCAAAGATATGCTAAAGAACGCATTACATCTACAAAGGTTAAATTCACTGATTTTTCATATAGCGCTGACTTTAAATTAGATGATAAAAATGATAAAGCCTTATTTGTTGAAAAATTTAAAAACGATAGTGATGGTAAAGTTCGTAAAAATGAACATACGTTATATATGCCAGATTTACAACAAATAGTGGATGAAGCTCAAGCATGTGGATTTATAGTTGAGGCGAAAGCTGATTTATTACAGTGCCAATATGAATATCAATACTTGTATGTGTTTGTTAAGCCTATGTAATAAATGTTATTACACCGACCGGAAAGAAAAATGAGACAAACTTTATATAAAAAATAAAAAATGTTATTTTTCTTCCTGTGATGTAAAAGCACCCTAAAGGGCATTAGACTATTTGATTTATTCAGTTCCTTATCACCCTGAAACCAATTCCATAGAGGAGTTTTTCAGTCAATTAAAACATTATATCAAAAAGGAAAGTCCAAATACTTATGAAGATATTTATAATGTAATTTCAAATATTTTAGAAAAAAAAATTACAAAGGAACATTTAACAAACTACTTGAAACATAGTTATAAAATATATAAATCATAACTGTGTTTTGTCTCATTTTTCTTTCCGGTCGGTGTAATTGATTTAGATTGTCAAAAAAAATTGAAATTTATAATATAAGTTATTGTATATTATACATTGCCCAAACCAATTTACCATTTAAAAGAATGATTGGATTACATTCTCTTCCGATTAGTTTTAAGGAAGTATTCACAACCACAACAATAAATGTCCATGTTAATCCGTTTCATACTATAACACAATTTATTGAAACGACAAGACCATCGTTAGCAAGTCATTTTGGTATAAATGAAAACGAAATTGAAATTATAGAATCAGGACAATATGTAAACGGAAATATGCCAGAATCTGCGCAAGCATTAGTTCCAGAATCGCGAAGACTATGCGATATTTGGGGACCACAACTTAGCAATTTAGGATTTTATATACGTAGGAAAAATTTTGTATATCCTCAAATAGAAAGACGTATAAGAGAAAGAGAAGCGAATCAGATCCCAATAAGTAACGTTGAAATTTCCTCATTTATTGGAGAGTGTCCCATATGTTTAGAGTCTACTACTATAACTAGAAGATATAGTTGTAGTCATGGAGTTTGTGCAACATGTTATGGTCGTTGTCAAGTAGCATCTATTACTGTTTGTTCTCTTTGTAGGGCTCATTAATCTAAATCTATAAAATATTGTTTTTAAATAGTATTTAAGTATGTTTATTATTATTTAAATCTGAATAAAATTCAATGATCTTATATATATTAGGCTTTATAATTTTATGTATTATGTTATTTTTTATTTATGTGCGTTTAAAATATAAATTTTGGGCTTTACAGCCAGTTTTTCATTTTTATGATGTATATTATTGGTTTATAAATGTGGGTGTAATACGCAAGGAGCTACCAGAGAAGAATAAATATGTTAGTTTAAAAAAAATAAAAACATTTGAATATGAAAAGATTGATGAACTAACAAAAAAACAAATAGTAACACTAATAAGGTTAAATTATTTTAGAAACAACGAAAACAAATATGATCCAAAAGAAGAAAATATAGCTCCATATTTTGTCGGACATAATACGAAAACATTTTGGTCATATTTTGTTGAACCAGAATTATTAATAGACAATAAAACATGTAAAACAATAGAGGAAAATAAAATAATAGGTGTAATTACAAGTAGGCCATTACATGTTAAAATTAATAATGGAAGAAAAGATTCGGAGTTTGACATATATTATGTTGATTATTTGTGTGTCAATAAATTCTGGAGAAATAAAAATATAGCTCCGCAATTGATTCAAACGCATGAATATAATCAATCGCATAATAATAAAAAAATCAGTGTTAGTTTGTTTAAAAGAGAAGAAGAACTAACAGGGATAATTCCTTTAACGGTTTATAAAACATATTGTTTTCCTATGAAAAATTGGGGTCCGCCAGAACAATTAAATGCAAAAATAACAATTTTAACAGGTGATAAACAGAATATCTATTATTTATATAATTTTTTTGCAACGTTGAATAATGAAGTAAAAAATAACTGGGACATAATAATTTATCCAGAGATAAGCAATATAATAGAATTGGTATCAACAAAAAATCTATTTGTAAAGATGTTAGTTATAGATGGAAATATAGAGGCTGTATATATTTTTAGAAAGACATGTACATATATAGAAAAAGATAAAGAAATATTGTCATGTATAGCATCAGTTTATAATAAAAATGTGTTATCAAGAGATGAATTTATAAAAGGTTTTAAGGTATCATTATGGTCAATAATAAAAGATCATAATAATTTCAAATATTTAACAATAGAAGACATAAGTGACAACACATGTATAATAAATAATATATGTATAAGAACACATCCGATGGTAATAAATCCAATGGCGTATTTTTTCTATAATTTTGCGTATAGTCCCTTTAAATCGGAAAAATGCTTAATAATAAATTAGAAAATCAAACCGTTAACTGGTATCATTTAAAAAATAATACTCTTCTTCAATAGATAAATCTCTCCAAGTTAAACATTGTATTTCAGTCTCATTATTTTCTTTTGTAAAACCTACCCAAACACCTGCTAGACCTCCCTCCTCATGCCATTCATTTTTAATCCAAAAAAATGGATACTGCTTTAATAAACTCTCCAGCCATTCATAATCTGGGTTCCAAGCAGACCATAATTTAAAAACTATTCCACATTTGCCCTGTTTTAATATTTTTATTATTTCATTAAATTCTGTATTATGTCTTTTTATTATTTCTAATTCATTTTCAATAAAAAAATGTAGTTCATCTTGATTTTGACATATTATTGTAATGATGTTATTACAATCGTTTGGCATATAATTAATAGCTGACATTTTTTAAATTCTTATTATGTCAATTTAAATATTGAATATACTTAATATATTTCTAAAACAATTTAAAGGGCTTTAAGTTGTTTTACAAATATATTATTTTTCATCAATTTTAGTTCTACATAGGGGACAATGTATTTCTTCTTCTATGTTTTGTTTTTTCATGTCAAAATAACATTTACCGCATAATTTATGATTGCAAATTAGCTCTTTATTTTTATCAATTCTACCATCTTGATCCTCTACTTCACAAATAATAAGCTCATCTAAACAAATACAACATTTTTCTTGTTCCTCAATTATAATTCCGGCACTAATAATTTCATTCTTTTTGCTTTCTCTTAATTGTTGTCTATCACCATCAAATGGCATTATATTTGATTCTGTTCTTTCATCTAAACAATGATTACAAATCCATTCTTCACAATATCCCTCACCTTCATCTATACCGCAATCATCAGGATTATGGAAATATGCCACTTTACAATCAATACATACTTCCATTGGAATTATCATTTGTATTCCAGCCCCTCCACAATGACTACTAGCACCATTTGTAACTTTATACCTACAATACTCATAATTTAAACGCTCAATATTATGATAATTATTTTGCTTTAAATATGCATATACATTTCTTAGAGAAGAATAAAAATCATCATCAGAAATGTCTTGTCCAGTATATTCGGATTCATCAAATGAAGCCATTTTCTTAATTATTTTGTAATAATTATTAAATTATTTAAACAAATCAATTTTTTATTATATAAAACGGATTCCCACAAAATAAACAGTATTGAACGTTATTTAACGCAGCTGAATGTAAACTTGGATTCAAACGTTTACATTTTGAACACTTATTTACATGAGCTAAAGAACTAACACCTTTGTTAGTTTTATCCATTTCTATTAGACGATTTCTATACCCTTTAAACATTTATATTATTAATCCATAATATAAATATTAATTATTTATCGTGTATATTTGCCTACCTTTGTAAAACTATCAACAACAAATATAATAAAAACGCCTAAAAAAGAATATAATACAACTTCTTCTGTAACGCTTCCTGTTTTTTGATCTTGTTGTTCTTCCAACAAATTTATCATATAATTCAATTTTTCAATCAAAACTTGATTACTATCATCCCTTAAGGGAGAAGATGACATAAAATTGGATGATTCAGAAGAATAATAGTTTTTATTATTTTCAGATTTATTAGAATGATTATAATTTGGCACCAATTTTCTATAATATTCTCTAACCTGGGCATCATTCATAAAAGCACTTTGTAATTCTTGTAATTTTAAATCGTCATCATCCGCAGGTTGTGGAACAAGATTGTCTTCCATAGTAGACATACCTTCCTGCTTTTTTCTTTCAGCTCCCATTGAAACTGGTTTAGCAGGAAATTCAAATGGATTAATTGGCTTAAAATCATCTGAATGTTTTGCTGTAACAGCAGTTCCTTTAGGATTATAGTTTCCTAGATCATCATCATCAGGAGTATTATTATGAATAGATTGTAATACAGAATTAACTTTTTGAGGATTAAAATCGCTAGATGGTTGACGATATTTTTGTGTTTTATTATGATTTTGTCTCTTCTTATTAATAGGTGTTTCTACCGTAGGGTATACTAATTGATTATTATCATTATCTATTGGGGCAGCAGACATTGCTAAATAAGACATTCTCTTAATAAAAAATAAGATAATTATTTATCAAACAATCTGAAATATAGAAGTTTTAAACAAGTTTTAAAACTTATAAAAATATATTATGTAATTTATATATAATGAGTGTTAAAACTAAAAGTATTGGAGCTCTTTTTGTAGCATTAGTAATAATTTTAGCAGTAAATCCAAAAGTTGTTAATAATATTTATAGTTCTCTTTTAGGAAGACTATTTTTGGTATGCGTAGTTATACTTTTTGCAATGAATAATACTACTTTAGGATTATTAGCTGCATTAGCCGTTATTACAGCATCAAATCAATTTGGTTCTTTTACAGAGGGTATGGAAAATGGAACACCTACAACTATAGGTGAAGAAAATGTTAATACTACTGGTAATCAGATTGTTTTAACTGATTCAGCAGCCGAAGCCGCTAAAAAGAAAATTAGTGATATTAAACAATCTATTGCCGATGGAACTGTTGGGGTTGATAAGGAAGATATAAAGACATCAATTATGTCAAAGGATTCTAACACTATTCCTATAGCTGAAAATATGACAAGTTCAGATGAAGTAAGCGCGTCAACAAGTTCAATGTTAAAACAATCTTCTGCTTCATTAGAGGGATTCTCACCTTATGCCCCTATCTATTAATATTAATATTAAAAACACATTAGTTTTCTTAAACTTATTTTAACATTAAAATATATATGCGTAAAATATATTTTAAGATCTTTGTTTCTATTATTATTGTTTTATGGATTATTTACTTTATACAAACTTATACTTCTGTATTAAATGAAGGCTTTACACCTAAAATTAATTCATTATACAGGCCATATGTTAGAAATATTAATCAAAAGTATGAAACATTTGTTAATAATTATGGACCAAATGTTATTATAACTAAACTAAAAAAATGGAATATTTATTAATATTTTTATAGTAAAATATATTTTTATATCAAATTAATATAACAATGTCTGTTTTGTATGATACAATTGCTTTTGCTCATAACCATATAATGTTTCTCAATAATAGCAAATTTTTTGCCGGTATTGTTATGATTTTACTTAACGTTGGATCTAAATTTATTGCTATTCAATTTAGCAAATCAACAGAAGAATATCTTAAAATGAATATTACTAAACAGTTATTAGTTTTTGCAATGGCATGGATGGGTACTCGTGATATTTATACGGCGTTAGTATTGACTGCTGTATTTACTATTCTTTCTGATCATTTATTTAATGAAGAAAGTCCATATTGTTGCGTTCCACAAAAATATAGGATATTAGCTAAATTAGCTGATACGAATGATGATGGTAATGTCACTGAACAAGAAATTAATGATGCTATTACGGTTTTAGAAAAAGCCAAGAGAGATAAACAGAGAATGAATCAAAGACAAATGTTTACACTTTATGGAAACTATCTTGATGATAGTTATAAATCTAATTATTAGTATTCTAATATTATTTAGTTTTATAAATAATTAAATAATATATATTATCAAATAGTATATATAATGAATATTATAACATTACAAGAAGAAAAATTTGAATTAATAAAAGGGACACAAAGTGATGGACGATGTTTTTCTGCTGCAGTATTTTATGACTTAAACGGGAGAGTGGCAGAAGATGAAGAATTAAATATTTGGATTCAAGACAATATTATTAACCCCATATTGGAAACTGAAAAAACTGATTGTTCACAGTTTTTACTTTGGGCTTATATATGGGCTGGTCTACATAATACATCAACCTATGTCACAGCAGTTACAAGACCTGTTCCAATACCATATATAAACGATATAGTTATGTTTATAGAAGGTCTTAAAACGTCTATACAAAGATTAAAATCTATAATACCTTCACCTACAAAAGATAATTCACAAACTGTAACTTTACCACGTAAGAATGTACAAAATTTATTTGAATTATTGGTAACCGATTTATATAACTTAAAGGAGGGCATAAATAAAATACCAAACAATGAGTATGATGCTTATTTTGAACAAATAATTAATATGATCATATCTGCTTCTAAAGAACTTGAACAAATTCCAACTGAAACTATATCAAGACTTTCATTGTTTAGTATGATTAATCCTATTATAAAATATTTTATAGACCTTCAACAAAAAATTTGTGAAAAATTTCGTAGTGGCTACGAAGAAGAGTATAATTCGTTAGTTGAACCATACAAAGAATATATTACATTATTGAATATTCCGCAAGGAAGCAAAGATGGACAATTTTATGAATGGACTGAGCCAAATGCTGGTCCACTTGAAATATTATTAACTCAACCCATTATTAATTCTATTAATATTTATAGCAAAATACAAAATAAATTTTCACGTTATATGGGAAATTCTCCTTCATATGAGGATGAAGATAAATATGACTTATATTTATATTATACTGGTGACCACTATCAACCATTAATTCCACAAAAACTGAAACCATTGCCTATTCGTTCTGAAGATTCTATTGTAACTTCAGTAGATGAACCAGTTGTTAATACTGATACATTAATTGATAAACCGCTAGAATCAACGTTAACTTCAAAAAAAACCAAAAATGTTCCACATGTTAATGCTTCTGGTAATAAGCCGCAAGGACGAGGTAAATCAACGCCAATTGAATCCAGTGAAAATGTGAAATCTGTTTCATCTCAAGTTAAAAATAATCCGCCTGAATCTCGTAATCTTGTTAATAATTCTCAATCTGTAGAACCAACAATTACGCCTTCAGCGCCTCCTATAGAATCTAAAGAAATACCAACAGCAAATGCAGAAATACCAACAGCAACTGCAGTTATGCAATCAGATAAAACTTCTGAAGGAAAAAAATCTAAGGAGGTAGAGAGTGATAAAAAGGATAAAGAAGAAAAAATACCGAATTCTTTAATTATTTATATAAAAACCAGAATTCCTAACTTTTATAAACTTAATTATGAACCTTATATGTCGGTTCCTAAAAGTAAAAGTCACACAGTGTACTTTGATCCTTTGGTAAAATATTATGAGGGACCAATCAAAAACTTACCATCTACGGCATCAAAAGATGCTTTAATGACACAATTTTTTGAAGCAGCGGAGTTTGATTCTATGATTAATAGAATTTTAAGTGATTTCAGATATATGCAAAAGAAAAGAACATTTCAAGAAGCATATGACGATCATATTATTGAACATAATTTACGAATAACTCTTAAGAATCTGTTTAAAACTAACAATTTATTTTATATTAATAAGAAACCATATACAATTGTTGGTGTAAAATCTAATCCATTAGACTGGGAAATTGATAGAAAACCTTTAGAAAAATTATTAAATCAATTTTCACATAAAAGTGTTAAGGAACTTGAAGATGAAGCGAAAAAAGAGGAAGATGATATTCCTGAGATTTTAAGACAAGGTAACTTAGCATCTTCAAATATATCTGAAAGTGAAAAAATATCCTTGGTAGCCTCTGGTTTAAAACAATCAGCTGATAATCTAGACAATGCTACACTTAAAAAAGACATATCAGGTATAACTGATTCATTTATTCCGAAAGATGAATTACCTGGTGTATCTAAAGATATTATAAAATTACTCTCAGAATATTTACGTAAAAATAATCCTATAAATTATTCAAATGATGTTGATTTAGCTAGAGATCCGTTAACTTTATCCTTGCTTGTTGATAAAACAGATTTACTGAATTTTATTAATACACATAAAAAAAGCAAGTTAATAGATTTATATTCAGCTTTTACTCAATCAAAAATAACTTTAAATAAAGCGGATAATTCGTATATGGATGCATGTATTGAATTAGGTAAATATAAGAACGATTTTGACATTGAAGTTTTAAGAATTAGAAATTTGATCATTGATAAAACAAAAGTAGATAGTCAAGATTTAATGTTACAAATAACACAGCTAAAAATTGGTTATATAGAAAAAATTTTTCAGATTGCAGATACAATAAATCAAATTTACAAAGAACAAAATGTTTATTTTGTTAGTACTAAAGCATTATTAGAAGAATTAAAAAAAGATTATTTTGATATAATAAAATATTATGAAAAACCTGAATTAGCTTTAAAGTGTATAGAGTATGATATTGTTAGTTTTAGTTCATTAATAGAAGAAGATAGTAATAACCCTTCATCTGTATCATATTTTACAAATTACAAAAAATTTAAACATGTTTATGAAGATCAACTTTACAAAAATAGAGAGGAACTGTTAAGACCTCAAATTAATTTTGCTGACGAAGCTAAAATTTATATGGATAACCCAAATGTATTAAATATTGAAACAGAGCAATATGAACTGTACAATTTTAAAATGTTTATAGTTTATTCATATAATCAATTTGATATATGGGTAAATTTATTTAAATCTTTAGAATTTTTTATAAGAGATATTAGTAATTTTATAAGTCAAATTATTATTGTATCTGAATCGGAAATGGAACAATTAAATAAAGTTTATACGTTAGATGAACAAACCAATATTTTAAAAGAAATTGGTTCTGAAGGTATAATGGCAGAAGAAAAAAACTCAATTTATCAGTACGATAAATATGTATGGCATTTGGTTAAAAACGATGGGTCAAGAGCTATAGACCTAAAAAATTCTGATCAAGTAAAGTTTGAAAAACTATATATCGGTTATATTAGAAGTAGCGTAAAAGCATATGATGCTATTATGTTATATATATATCTTCTTGAAATTCGTTGTTTGAGACAAACAAGAGTTTATGTTGCTGAGGAAAATGTTAATCAGTTAAATCTTGAGTATTCGCTGACATTAGATCAATATTATAAATTTATTATTGAAGATATAAAAAATAACAAAAATTATATTCCTAATTCTATTCTATGGGATACAACTAAATTTATTAGTATTGAATTTATGGAAGACAGAAAAAAAACAAATGATAACCACTATATTATTTATCGTGCTAGAATTAAATCCATTTCTGAATCACGGGAGAATTTAGTATCTTCATGTGAAGAAATATCTAAAATAATTACACCAAATATTAGTAAAACAGGGTTTATACAAAAATGTAATGAAATGATAACTACTGAAATTTCTAGCACACCACTATACACGTTTAGAAGTAGTTGGTGGCTAAAAAAGACTATTGAAAATTATGATATACAAAGAACAGATGATTTTATTTATAATATGAATAAGGTAGTTAAAGATTCTTGGTATGATAGTATTATAGAGGATATATCTGTAAATTCATATCTAGATTGGATGGTATTTAATAATGATAAAGATAATATTTATAGTCTCTATTCTGCTGTAGCAGATGGATTAAATGGGCAATTAATACTAACAAATAGTGAAACAACAAATCCGTATACAATAGAAAAAGATGGAAAAAGATTATTTACATATGATACAATAAAACAACTTGTAATAGACCATAATACTGAACAAATTGATTTAAGTATATACGAATCTGCTAGTAATATTATAGAAATTTTAGAAACAACTTTAAAAATTAAATTTATTATATTTGAAATGTTTGAAAGAAAATCTGACGAAATTAATGTTGGTGATATTGTTTTATATAAAAAGAGAAAAAGCAAAACACAAAAACCATATAGAGTGTTATCTAAAAGAACTGATGAAAAAGGGCGTATGTATTATAATTTATATAATGGATATAAAGAAATTACAGATATTCCTAAGAAAAGAGTAAAAATAAATCCTAATAATTATTTAAGTAATTTTCGTGTATTTTGTGATGAAAGAACGATGACTCCAGATATAAATTTTAGTGATTATATGTATATTGTTTTAACAGAAGATAAAAATGAAAAAAATAAATATAAATTCAAACTAGTTCGTGATACAAATATTCAATATATTTTTAATGAGAAAGAAATTCCAATATATGTAAAATATTTTATGTTTAACTCTTGTCCTGAGTTGAATGAAAAACTTATAAAAATGGATTTGAGACAATCGGATTTACTACAATATATATTAAAATTTGATGAACAACGAAGAGACCGTATTGAACAGTCAAATATTATTAATGATATTTCCAAGATTAATGAAAAAATAGAAAAATATGAAGAAAGATATTATAAAATTAAAAAATTAAAAGACAAGACTGCAGATCAACAGGCAGAAGAATTACTGTATAAAGAAGAAATAAAAGATTTAAAACAAAGAAAACAAATGTTAGAAGAATTTAGCCAAGAATTTCAAGGAGAATCAATATCTAAATCAGGAGGTGCTGCTGTATTAAAACCAAGTCAACAATATGTGTCAAATAATTCACTAGGATATCCTTCAAATCAAAATATGCCTGTAAATGTTGTTTATATGCCACAGCAAGGTTATCCATATCCATATCAAAATTCATATTATACAAGACAGCAAATAGTTCCCTATAATGTATCTCAAAATAAAGCTAAGGACCAAAAATCAAAGCTTTCTTTTTATATTACTGTTGAATTAGAATTGTTTCCGGGAACATCAGCAAATATGTTACAAAAAAGCGCTGTAAAATGTCAAAGCACATTTGAAGGCATTAGAGAAGCTTGGGCTGATATATTTGGTTTTGAATATAGACCTGCTCCAATGACTGAGGCATATGCTTATAATTTACAAAAGCCTGAGGATAAAAAGAACAAAACTGAGAAGAAAAATACATCAAAAAACAATAAAACTCGTAAATTAAAAACTAGCGAATAAAAATTATTCTGAAAAAGGAGCATAGTGTTAAAAAAAATTGAATAAAAAAATTATAATACTTATTAGAAGTATTATGATTTAACTATCAAATGTCTCAAACACTTTTAATGAAACTTGATAATCTTATAGAGGGTCATGTTATTAAAAGACCATCTAAATATATTAAAACGCCATATGTTGCTGATATTATGTGTAATGATGAGGAAGTGTTAGGTCATACTGCTTCATTGGGCTGTTGTGGTTTAGCTGATGTGAATGCTACTGTATTAATTTCTGTTAGTGCAGAAACAAAATCAAAACCAAAAAATCAAGCTAATATGAAATGTTCTCATACAGTATATTTATCAGTTTTAAGAGATAGAACTAATGAACAAATTATAGGAATACATCCTAAATTAGCAGAAACATTAACAGAGGCAGCATTAACAAGTAATCTTCTAACAAGACTACAAAATATTAGAAATTATAGGAGAGAAACAGTTATTTATATTAAAGATAAAATAGATTCGCGATTTGATTTTACGGGAATAGACGAAAGTGGTATACCATTTATAATGGAAGTAAAAAATGTTCCATTGGCTGATTATGAGGATGTAACTGCTAAAGAGAGAGCAAAAATGGATTTCAGTGATAGAGATTTTAATTCAAAGGTAGCATATTTTCCGGATGGTTATAGGAAAAAAAGTTCGGACCCAGTTAGTCCAAGAGCATTAAAGCATATAAGAGAACTAACATTAATCAAAAGAGAAACGGCAATTCGGTGCATAATGTGTTATGTTATACAACGAACTGACGCAGATAGATTTCAGCCATCAGTAATTGACCCAGAATATAGAGATGCGTTTAAAGAAGCGATAGAAGCTGGTGTAGAAATCATTACGATGGTTGTTAGTTGGAATAGAAATGGAGAGGCAACTTTTATTAGAGATGATTTACCAATTATTATGCCGTAGCACATATTAAACAACCAACAAAAAAGGAATATATTTATGTTAAAAGTTGCGAAACTTGTTTATCAATGCCGTCAATAATAGTTTCCAATGATTTAACATTTGTCTCGGCACTTTCATCATTGGATAAGAATGTTGTTAAATTAAGAACAATTTTTATTTTGTCTTGTGTCCATATTTTTGATAACTTGTCTAGAATTTCTGGCGTGTAAAATGGAGTCATGTAGTCTTTTCTAAATAATGTATCATTATTTTTTGCATCTAAATGATTGGATATTAGGCTTAAATAATAATTAAGACATATTCGCATAACAGAGCAAGTCTTATATGTATCAATTAATTTGAATATACCATTTTGAGCACATTTAAATAAATCCTTAATTTTTGGATTTTGTTGAATAGATGTGTTAGTTAAATAATTATTACACGCGATTTCAATAGGGTTATATAAGTACTGTAAATCTGTTTTATTGCTTTTAAAAATATATCGACATAATGATTGAAAAGGTCCTGGTTCTTGTAAATAAATAACATTATTATCAATTCTTAATTTTGTTCCGGTCGGTTTATTGCTTATAACTGCAAGTTTAATTATGACAGAAAGTGGATCTAAAATAAATAAATGAAGATTGGTATTATTATCATCAGGCATTAAACTTTGTGAATTTGTAAGATAATTCATTAATATATGTAGTAAAAAATATTTATATGTTTTTATTATTAATTTAAAAATAAGGGTAATAGAATAGTTTAAAATTTGGTTCCCATAAATTCTTGAACTAATTCTTCGGGTATATTGTTAAAATCAATAATTTTTTTGTTAAGTTCATATGTTGTTCTATATGTTTCAGATTCTTGTAATTTCTTTTCTAACATATCTCTGTTTTCAAAATATTTGATAGAGGCAATTTTTATTAGAGATGATTTACCTTTAAGCTTATAATTGCAAAAAATGTAGAATTTATTTTTAATGGTTACTTTGATAAATGGAACTAACAAAAGAGGAAAAGAATTTGAATTTTTCAGAGAAGTGACCTTAGCTTATCTGAAAAAAAATTGAAATAATAATAATGAACATTATATGAATTACATATATAAAATGCCGGGGACAATAAAAATTACGTGTGGTAATGTAAATGGGAGATTCACGTGTGGGAGAAGTTCTTTATCTTCTTCTAGTGGCTCATCCTATTCTAGTGGTAGGTCAAGCGTAAGCGGAGCGGGTTTTCGTGGAGGAAGAATGAGCGGTTGCTCTGGCGGTTCTGGTTCATCGTCTGGCAAATCATCCAGTTCTGGTTCTGGTTCTCGTCCATTGTCTACAAATGTAAATCAGCCATCTATTGGTTCATTTGGTCCCGTATTGCGAGAATATACTGCTGCAGATTGTCATTATAATTGTGAATACAACAAAAAATATGATCCACATATGACTTGTGGGGGTATTAGTACACCAATCGAGATACTCGGTGGCAATATTGATACCGCAGAATGTATAGAAAAAACCAAAGCGGAAAAAAGAGAATGTGTTAATCAATGCAAGAGAGAGTTTAAAGTGAATAAACCATTAGATTTATTTGATAAACATAAAGCAAATGGGAGTAAACCCGAGTGTAAAAGTGAGTTTAAGGTGAACGAGCCCTTAGGTTTATTATTTGAAAGCTAATGTTGCGAAAATAAATAAAAAGGAAGAAACCCAAGAGCTAAAAAAAATTGAAATTATTTTTTACTTAAATAAACAATCTACAACCATCAGCTAACATCCCTAATGGAAGAAATAAACAGACAAATCGATGAAATGATTGATGTTCCATTTACAGAAGAAGAAAAGGAGTTTATTACTAATTATATTCAAAATGAACCATTAACTAATCAAGTGTGTTTGGGATATTGGACGCATTTAAGAAACTTGTGTTGGTCGAGTTTAAACCAACACGACCCAAACAGTGCTGCCGACAGAAGATTAACACTATTTAAACAATTGGGGTTTAATCCGAACACCGTCAATCAATATTCGCAACATTATAATGGAGATATGCTAGATTTTGTTGTTGGATTTTCATTTTCAAATGATTTGCCGATTTTAATAAAAAGATATATAAATACTCTGTTAAAATCTTATGAATATCCAAATGAAAATCCGCAAAACCCGCTGGAACTATCCTTTTGTGTTATAAAAAAACTTCCGCATTTGCCCGGTGATCCAACGGCAACCATAGGTGGCACTATGTCAAATATATGGAAAAGTTTTATCATGACGGAAAAACACAAAACTCGTAGTAATATATATTATTTTATTGCTAATAGGTTTGATCGCCATAAAATTCCTCCGATGTTTGAAGCAACTACCGCTATGCAAATATTATTGGAAAGAAAGAAAAAACCAGTTTATTTGGAAGATATATTTCCTGCATATGCCTAAACGCGATTTTTAATCTGTATTACCAAAAACAAATATTTTGTATGTTTTTATACAAGGTTCGCATAAATAATAACCATTTACACAACCACCGTCATCTGTTTTATTATAACAAAATATACAATCGGCATCATTTGGTTGCTCAATCTCATCATCCTTTAAGACAATATTTTTATATTTTGCGAAACAATCATTACATGAATAATAATTTAATTTATTCACCGAACACCGAAATGTTAATTTTTCAAGGTCCGTCTCATCCCAGCAAAATGAACATTTGGTTCCAATGTATTTGTTGTAACAAGATTCACTATCTCCACATGGATGAGATGTGCATAACATAAAAGTACGACCTTCGGGTTTTTTGAGAGCACTATCACGATAATGACAATGTTTACATATTTTTTCATTTTCAAATTTGCTGGAACATTCTGAAGAACAAAAGAAATAATCTCCAGAAGCTTCATTTCTATAATAACTGGGTGTTTGAATGTAATGTTGTGGGAGCTTGGGAATGGTGTCACAATAATCACAAGTTGGTTTACGCTTTGCGGAATAATCACACATATCAACATACCATTTATTTACATTACCAGAAGATGGTCCAAACATCATAATATTATTATATGTTTTGTCTTTATATTGTTTAAACAGTTTCAATTTTTTTATCAGGGGGGGACCTAAGATTTTCTGATTTGCTGCTAATATGATAGAATAATATTCTTTAAAATTTGGTTCCCATAAATTCTTGAACTAATTCTTCAGGAATATTGTTAAAATCAATAATTTTTTTGTTAAGTTCGTATGTTATTCTATATGTTTCAGATTCTTGTAATTTCTTTTCTAACATATCTCTGTTTTCAAAATATTTTAATGCAGTTTTGGGACCACACTTAGGAAATACTGATGGAATATTATCACTTGTATCTCCAGTAACTATCTTACAAAATAAATCACATTCTGAGTCTCCTGTGCAACTTTTTTGTTGAGTTAAATCCTTGAACGCTAAATTGTATAAATGTACACGTTCTTGTGCTAATTGTAAATAATCCTTATCAGATGTAATAATATAAATATTACATGTGGGATATGTAATTAATAAATGTTTTACAGTAATAGCGATACAATCATCAGCTTCCAATCTAGGATGTTTTAAAATAGAACGTGCGCCTCCTTGGATAAATAGTTGTTCTTCATAAGCCATTTTAAAGAATGGTCCGCCCATGAAGCCATCTTCAGGGCCATTGGCGCGATTGGCTTTGTAATTTGGGAAATATTCATTTCTCCAAATATTCTCTCGTTTACAATCTTTTCCGACAATAATGATGGGATTAATGGATTTATCTAATTTAATACCTTTGGGGATTTTCTGAATATTATTAACAAATGTTTTCTTGAATTTGTCAACGAATTTTGGATTTTGATAAGGATCTTGTAAAACGTCAATTTCTTCAGGATAGGCATTTTTCCACCAAGTTAATAAAGAATGATAACGATAGAAACAGAAGTAGCTTCCATCAATAAAGATGAAGGTAGGATTTGAGGGCATTTCTTCAATATTCATTTATAATAAAGAAGAGTAGTATTTAATTACTTTCAATTTTTTATATTATTTGGGGAAGATAAAATATAATATATTGGATAATGAACTTAAAGACCCAGGTAAATACCATCCTATTAAAATATATATTATATAGGAAACCTATTTAAAGACATCCGTAGAATACATCATATAACCTATGACCTCTTTAAATACCGGCGCACCACATTTTAAGTCTGTTATGAAACAACACAGACATGCCAATTATACTTTAGCCAAAGTTATTAATGAGTTTGTTGATAATATCATTAAGAAAACCAATGATATACACATTTTCACTCAAATTGACGACACTGAAAAACTACAAGAAATCAGAGTTTCCGATAATTATATTCACGGATTTGATAGTCTTGATTCTGAAGGCGTTTCTAATCCATTCAATATGGGACATATTAAAGCATCACATGACGAAGACTCTGAAACATCTGAATTCGGAGTTGGGATGAAAGCCGGAGCTTTATCCGCAGCTAATCAACTTAATGTTTACACTAAAATTAGAGATTCTAATGAAACTTACAAGTATGTTGAGGTTATTTGCGATTTTATTAGAATGGCTAATGAAACTGATGTTAATGCCTCATATAATCCCAGAATTAAACATATCACTTATGATGAATATAGAGAACAACATCCATTTGAATTTGGATCTACGTTAAAGCTATCCAAAATTAGAGATTGTATTTATTCCAAAACCACACAAAATTCTATTACATTAGATATCTCTAATTCTATTTCTGATACATATTCACGCTTTATTTCTAAACAAAATAAAATTTATGTCAATGGAGAATTAGTTCAACCCAAATATGACTTTTTTGAAGATCCTAAATGTAATCCTTTCACTATCTGTAAAGAATTATTTATACTTGAAAAATCTGGAATATATGTTTATCTTATCAAAAAAACCAAAGAAATGTCCGTTTGGCAAGAATTTAATAAAGATACTGGCAAATGGTCCAGACTCAAAGATTATCATGATGGAAATCAATATATCAATGAGTTAATTAAATCCGGATACAAACATAATTATATCCCTCTTAATGAAGAGGGAGTCTGTATGTATATTAACACCACTTTTACATTCTATTCTGATAAATATCATACTACTAACAAGGATACTGAACCTGATCTTCCTGAAGATTGTGTTTATATCTATAAAGATGACAGAAATTATGGCAAACAATCATTGTTAAAACATAATAATGGAGTTCATAATTACACTCTTCACGAATTAGATTTTGTATCTAAACGTTTGGGTAAAGATTTAGGTATCACATTTAATAAAGAAATTCTTATGAATGGAAATAATGATATTATCGTTGTTATTAAATCTGCTTTAGTTGATAGCAGAGAAGAGTTTACTGCTGATACAAGCGTTAAAAAGAATGCTGATCTTTGTGAAAAGGCTATTAAACGTGGCTTAATTGATTTAATGACATGTTCTGAATATAAATTATCTTCAACTCATAGGGCTAGACGTTATGAAAAAAGTGCTGTAGCTCAATCATTTTATATTAAACAACCTCAACCTATTATTCAACCTAAACCTTCAACTAATCCTGTAATTCCTGTAATTCCTACAATTGTTCAATATACTAATGATGATGATAGCTCTCAAGAAGATGATAACGAAACTATTGATGAAACTAGTAGTGATCATATTGTATCTGAAGATACTAATAACGATAATGATAAAAAGGACGATCAGAATGAAACTAATTCTAATACTGATGGCATTCGTGAACATGTATCTGAAGACGTAACTGTATCTGAAGACGTAACTGTATCTGAAGACGTAACCAATAAGACTGATTATGAAGATAGAAAAAAAAGAACAATGAATATAATGGTGTCTTTACGTAATACAATTGTTGGATCACCCGAAGATTTATTGTCTAATGATGTTCTTAGGCATATTGAACATGTTCTAAATATTAATCTGTAAAGATCCTAATTTTCATAATTAGATATAACTACATCCCTATATTTTTCTTCACCATTTTGAGCAATGTATTGTAATTGACGCATTGTCCATGCAAATGTGAAGCCTGAATGACCATTATACCCCAATTCTTCTATTTTTGCCATTATTCTGAATAGTTCTCTATCAGTATTAAACATGTAATTGTCTTGCTCTTTTTTCATATAGTCCCATAAATCTAGTTCATCTATAGCGTTCCATGCATTTACTAGCATTTTTCTATCATGTGTATCATTTATATACAGAAATTGACCTTTTACAAATGTTTCTCTAGGTGTTTGTGGTTTCTGTGATTGCTCTTGTTCGTTATAAATATTATCTGGGATAATGATTTTCAATACCTGTACTGGTGGTAAGGGAGGCATTGCCGAATAATTATTAGATTCAATATTGAGTTCAATCGACATTCTTACTTAGTTAATATAAAATAATATTATATGTATTTTTACAATTCAATTTTTTTTACTAAAAAATATAAAAATATAAAATTATATTAATATAATAACATGAATAAGTCACAAACTATAAATAATATGATAAAACCCCGTCATAAATCAATAAGAAAAATTATTATTTATAATATGGGAACATCAGTAATTGATTATGTTACTTCTAAGTGTAAAGTTGTTTTACAAAATCGCTACAAAATAGTCCCCATAGATGACAATATTTTTATTAAATTTTAATAAGGATTTATGACATCATATATAGTCACAAAATTAGAATTAAAATATTGCCGAAACTTTCAGTCATAAAAAATTTTTAAAAAGTATTTTAGGTTTTCGAAAATGGACAAAAAAAATGTCCAAAATTGAAAATCCGAAAAAAGTTTTGAAAAAGACCCTCTTTTTCGGGGGTTTCTGAGCATTATCGTCACAATCACAGAAAAAATAACGCAAAAATTGTGACGATAAATTTTTATATATTTTTGAAAAAAAACTTAAACACTATTTTTTGTTGACAAATATTATAGTGAATGGAAACAAATTTTAGTGAAAATAGTGAAAGTGAAAATTCTATTTTTTATTGTGAAAAATGTGATTATAAATGCTTTAAAAGGCAACATATGAAACAACATAATTTAACAAAAAAACATAAAACTCTCAATTTCAACAATGTTGACAATAGTGTCAACCAGACCAAAAAACACTTTTTTACATGCCATTGTGGAAAATCTTACAAAGAAAGGAGCGGACTTTGGAAACATAAGCAAAAATGCGATTTTGACATAATGAATATTGACGCAAATACACAACTAACACCAGAATTAGTGTTGAAACTTATTGAACAAAATAAAGAATTACAACAAACGCTTATTGACCAAAATAAGACTATTATTGAACTGGCACAAAAGGCTGGTTCTTATAACACAACTAACACTAATTGCGGTAATAAAACATTTAATTTACAGGTTTTTTTAAATGAAACATGTAAAGATGCAATTAATATGACTGATTTTGTAAATCAGATTCAAGTATCTTTGTCTGAACTGGAAGATACTGGGAATTTGGGTTATGCTGAGGGAATAAGCAAAGTATTTATTAAAAATCTAAATGAGATTGACTATACAGAAAGACCTATTCACTGTAGCGACTCAAAACGAGAAACAATATATATTAAAGATGCTAATCAGTGGACTAAAGATGATGATAATAAAACTTCTCTAATGAAGGCAATTAAACAAGTGGCTAATAAAAATATGAAACAAATAACTGAATTGCAAAAAGTTCATCCAAGTTATTCTGATCCTGAATCAAAAGATAATGATAAATATATGAATATAATCTTAAACTCAATGTCTGGTTCAACAAAGGAAGAATCCGACAAAAATTATGAAAAAATAGCAAGAAACATTACGAAAGAAGTGGTTATTGATAAAATGAAATTGTAAATGTAACACGTTAATACAACGCTTCTCTGTACATTTTTAAACATTTTTCTTTTTGTTCTACATAGTCACAAATTGGTTTCGGATATTTTATATCTTTATAATTTTTCCATTCTGTTTCCCAATTATGTATTATTTTTGGTTCCAATGAAGCTAATTCTGGAACCCAAGTTTTTATATATTCACACGATTTATCGTATTCTTCTTGCTGGTTCCATGGATTAAAAATTCTGAAAAATGGTTGACTATCCGCACCTGAAGAAGCGACCCATTGGATATTGCCGTTGTTAGACGCTGGATCATAGTCTGTTAATTTTTTTGCAAAATATTGTTCACCTTTTTGCCAATCAATTAATAACGTTTTTATCAAAAATGACATAACAATTAATCTAGCCCTATTGTGGCAGTATCCAGTGCTATTTAGCTGACGCATCCCAGCATCTACAACAGGAAACCCCGTTTGTCCATCGCACCAAGCTTTAAACCACCTTTCATTATGATGCCATTTAATTTTATCATATTTTGGCTTCATACTGTGACCTAAAACCTGTGGAAAAGAATACAAAATATTGGAATAAAAATCACGCCAGAATAGCTGACGAATAAAGTCATGTTTTGATCTAAATACTTTGTAAACTTCTCTAATACTTATAGATCCAAATTTAATATATGCGCTCAGTTCTGATGTAGGTGTGCTAAGTTCATTATGAGTTTTAGAATAGTTTTTAATGTTTTTGGCAGCAATTTTCATTTGTTTAATTGCATTAGTTCTCCCACCGTGAACTAATATATTTGGATTTATTTTAGTAAAACGCTTCATCGCATCATCTAATGAAATACTATTTTGTAAATGTTTTGAAGTAGAAGAAAAGTGAATTTTTCTTAAACTAGCAGGTGAATCCACCTTTTTTCTTAATGAGGCGTTATAAAATGGTGTAAATTTCTTGTAAGGCTCGTTAGACCCGTTTACTATTGTCCCAGGAGGATGTAAATAATAATCGTGACCATATTCAACTGCAATTCCCATTTTATCACATATGTGAATTATACCCATTTCTCGTTGAATAGCATATGGACTGTAATCTGCATTAAAACAAACAATATTTATATCTAGTTCTTTGAGTAAATTAGTAACAATTGAATTATTATGACCATAAAAACAGATTAAATGTCCTCCCATTTTAGATATTTGAGATGATAAGTCTTGAAGTGATTCAATCATGAATTGAACAGCATTATCTGATTTAAATTTATTGGCTCCTGTAACTTGTTCAGGTGTAAAAATAAATATAGGATATATTCTTTTACATATAGTATTCGCTAGATTAAGACCAACATTATCAATTACTCTAAAATCTCTTCTAAAAATAAATAATCCATTTTCGTATTTACTTGTCATTATAATTATATATTATTTTATTTTAAGGTACTTTCGGCTTTAATAATATTTGTATTGTTTATTTTATAAATATTATTTACGACCTCTACTTCTGGTTTTTCTGTTTTGACTATAACTTAATGAGGGTATCTTTGTTGTTTTAACTTTTTTTCTACACTGAAATTTTTCATTTCTTAAAAATCCTTCTTTACATTTTTTAACACATCTGTTAGTTCTAGGATTTAATTCTTTATCAGAAGGACATATTTTTGTTCTTACAGATTTAATTTTTTTTGTTTTTTTTGCAACACTATAGCATTTAAATTTTTCATTTCTTTCATATCCTTCTTTACATTTTTTAACACATCTGTTAGTTCTAGGATTTAATTCTTTATCAGAAGGACATATTTTTGCCGATTTTGTTTTTATAGATTTAATTTTCTTTGTTTTTTTTGCAACGTTATAGCATTTAAATTTTTCATTTCTTTCAAATCCTTCTTTACATTTTTTAACACATCTTTTTGTAATTGGATTGAACTCTTTTGATTCTGGGCATTTAACTGAAATAACAATTGGATCCTTGTCAGCAAATTCTTGTAAAGCAGGAGATAAATGTTGTCTAGGTGATTTTTCATCACTTTTAGATTCTGCTATAATTATTGGTGGAGCGGGTGGTCTATTAACAAGCGTATTGTTTTCAAAACTTTTTCCCAAACGGGTTAAAATTCCTATTTCTAGTAAAATGTTTTCATATTCATTAAGCAATGCATCAATATCAATAACGCGATTTACTGGATTAAAATCATACATTTTATGAAAAAAAGTAGATAATCGTGTAAAATCTTCTAATGATAACGCATTTGAACGTTTAAAACAATTAGCCATAAATTGTAATGTAAAACCTAGACCAAAGACATCAATAGAATCAGCAATATAATTTAGAACAGTATCATAAGTTTCACGATCAATCAACTCGTTAAATCCGTCAAAAAAAGAATTAATGTAACCGTATTGAGTTGCAGCGTTTGGAACTGTATCATCAGGATTTAAATAAGTAAAAAGTATACTAAAAGATTTAGGGCTATTAATGGGCAAATTTAATGGATTTGATTTTGAATCGGCAACTATTAATTCGCTGAGTGAGTTTTTCCAATATGTTCTTCTAGCAGCATTACGACCTTTATAATTTGAATATTCATTTTTATCCATGAATCCACAGTCAAATGGATATGACCAGTGATAAATACCCAAATAATTGTTGTTAGTTTTAGAGGAATCAATAACACTCTGTTTTGTTCTCATAACACCAAAATCAATATATTTCATTTTTCCATTTGTGGAGTCAAATAAAATATTTTGTGGTTTAATATCGTTATGAATTATTCCGTTATCTTTGAAAAATTTAAGACCTTTAATAAGATGATGAACTTCAAGCCAAAATTTATCTGTGCGAATTTGTCCATCCTTTTCTAAATATTTTACGAGATATTTGTTACATAAAGCTTTTAAATCAGGTCCTCCAAATTTAAGAACTAACAAGCTATAATTATCTGGATTAGCTTCTATATCATCCAATTTTATGTGTTTACATTGTTTAATATCATTTTTTACATTGGCTTCATCCAAATTTGGTTTACATAAAATAGGCTCCCCCAAATGATATTCGTCTGTTTTATCTATATTTCCTATTGTAACAAATTCTGCTAACTCTTCTTCAGCATTTTTTGTTTTCATGATTTTTGATACATATTTGCTATAATCAAACCCTGGTTTTGGAGGTGTCTTACAATGTATACTAGGTTTATGCACACATCCATATGAACCTTCTCCTATTTTTATTCTTTTCATATATATATATATTATAAATAATAAAATTGAATTTACTTAAAGATATAACTATGATTATAAACATAAAATAATGAATACTTGTTACAAAAAGACTACACAAACTAATAATCGTTCTCTTGATTATAATGATAACAATAAATGGTATGACAGAGTTTATTTATGTTATGAAGATACTGATTTTAAAAAACCGAATACATATCAAGCTATAAAAGGTTTTAATTGTTATCGTTATAGTTCTTTTGAAAACGCTGATAATGGATGGAATAATGATAGAGAGACTGAACAAAAATTAGAAGTAAGACATACGATGATTCCTATGTGTAAATGGGTTCCGATATTTTTGGATAAATATATATTAAATTGGAAGCTAAGAAATATGTATTGGAAAGGTAAACATTCATTTGGTTGTGGTTATAATAGGTATAAATAGGTATAAATAGGTATACTAAAAAATAACTTCAGGAGCGATTCTAATACGAGCGCCATTATTAATAGCCATTAAATGAAAACTACGATGTTCGCAATCAACTAGACCAGCTTTACCTTTTAAATACATAGGACCACAAAGACGTATGTTATTGTCAATAAGATGTTTTGGAATTAAATCTAAACGCGGTTTAGGATCATAAAAATAATTAATAAATTTGTTAGTTTTATAGATTGCAAAACCATTAAATGCTGATAAACATGGAATTAAGGTTTTAGGCGGTGTATCTTTAATTATTTTTTCTATAAATTCTCCATAACCTTCAGGATTTTTGAAATGCATATTACTAAAGACATATGGATATTTTGATAATGCCCATGTATCGTAGTATGGTTTCTTGTTAAAACTAATAGAATCCCATTCAGTATTAATAGTTAAATAATACAAAATATATTCAAGTTTAACTGGTTCAGAACATACATCATCACAATCAATCATAATAAAATATTCATAATCACTAAAATTATTACGAATAATGTCTATACATTTGTTGCGAGCCCTAGCTATATTATGAGTGCGATATGGAGTTTGTGGTTCAGTCTCAATATGTAATACAAAGTTATCATTTGTTGATTTATATTTTTGTAATATTTGTAACGAATTATCAATTGAATGATCATATGCAATAATTATTTTGTAATCGTCAAATATTTTTCCTATAGTTTCAATATTTTTAAATACTTTATCTAAAAAAGGTCCGCAATTTTTGACAGTCCCGCATATACAACATTTACCATTAATCATAATAAATATAATTATATAATTATATTTGTTATTATCTTTAAATATCCAAACTAACAGTGTTTTTATCTGATTTAGGTCGTCTACGAGTGCGTTTAGGAACATTTCCTTCAGCCTGAATACTCTTTAAATCATCAATACTAATGGTGCTACTGTTATTTAAATCTTCAATAATTGTATCGCTCTTTTGTTTTATAGGTGGTGCGATTTCTATTGTCTTTGTCTTTAAACCTGATAAAATATCAGAAATATCACTTGGACCTTTCATATCAGGACGTCTAGAGCTTTTTTGTGCTGGTTGAGGAGGTTCTAATCCATTTAAATTCCATTGATTGTTTTTCTCTTTGATACTGATTCCATCATCTGCAAACGCAGTACCTTGTGCAAACGCACCTCTAGCCATAGATACATCAGCACGTCCCATATTCATATTTCCAATGTTATTTCCTGCTCTATTTGGAGGTGGTTGCATTCCTCCAGGTCCTTGTGTTGCCATTGGTGGAGGAGGTCCCCGTCCTTGAGGAACTTGTGGTTCTGAATAGGCAGCAGATGGATTCATTAATCCGCCCATAAATCCGGCAAATCCGGGATTGGAACCAGCCATAGAATTTACTGCAGCGCTTTGGAATTGACGCATTAAATCTGGATTTTGTCTCAAGATATCATCCATTCCAGGCATAGCTGACTTGAACATAGTGTTAGACATGTGAACCATCATAGCACTGCCTCCCAATTGAAATAATAATTTAAGTTCTGGAGAGAGAGATGCTTTAGATTTGTATTTTTCATATAATTCTCCAAAAATTTCATCATAATCATTAATATTTTCATTAATTTGTTCACCCCAACCATCAAGTTTAACGTCAAATGGATCAAAACGATTATTTAAAAATTCAATACCGTTAATAATAGCCATCATCATATTTCCTTGAAATTTAACAGAATTTTGTTTGGTTTTTTCTTCCATAATCATCTCATATTCACCCATCATTTCTTGTAGATTGGAATCCATATTATATTTTTTTGTTAGTTCAACTCCTTTCTTTTCAAGAGCTTCAAGCTTTCTTAAATACTTAAATTTTTCTCTTAGCATTTCATCTTTAGATAATTTAGGTTCAGATGACATTCTAGAGTCAGGATTAATAGGAACATTATTAAATTTACCATATCCATCCCAAGTCTTAGCATCAGAAGAAGTATTAGCAGTAGAAGAACCTAAATTGGGTCTGTGATCATCATGGTCGGTTCCTAAAATACGAATGGATGGTTCTTCATTAAAAGAAACAGATGGTTTATCATCAAAATTAGATTTTATTCCAAATAATCCAGATTCAAAAGTGTTAGACATAGGAGCAGAAGTTTCGGCGGCTAAATCGTTCAGTTCATTTTCTAAATTATTTAAATCCTCAATATCAATATCACTTGTTGGTCCGTGAGATTCTGATTTTTTATCATTCATAAGAAGTTCAATTCCACCACCAAAATTAGTTTTCCCATTATTCCATTTATTGTCTTGTTTTACTTCGTTAAAACTTGTAAAATTATCAAAGTCCATAGAAATATCAATAATATCGTTATCCATTATGAATTAATTAGAACATTTAATTCTAAGTAATACGAATTAAAAAATATATATTTCAAAATTAAATTAAATTAAATAAATCAAAAAATAAATAAAACTAAAATAAATAAATTAAATTTTGTGTTTAATAAACCATAAACCCTGTAAAAAACAATCAGATAAATCATCTTTTTTAGTATGTTTATTTACAAAAGTTTCCCATTCTTTAAATCTAAAGTCATTGTTTACTATTCCTAGACATGTTTGGATTCCTAATTTTTTACGTTGCTTGTAATCTATTTTTTCATCTGGTAAAAAATCTTTAAGTTTATTACAAGCGCTGATAAATTCAATGTGAATATTATTATTTCTCATAATGAAATATTGTGAAATCATTCCTTGAATAGTTTTCATTTTATTAGCAATAGGACCAATTTGATTTTCAATAATAATAATATCAATGCTTGATAGATGATCTGCTAAAATTTCATCAAATTTATGTTGAATATTTCGTCCAATAGTGACTAAATCAACTTTAGTAGCATTTGTTTTTGTAATAGCAGTATAACAATTATTATTAATAAATTCATTTATAATGCCTAAAATATTTGCTTTTTTTGCTGGTTTTTCATATGTTAGTTTGTATTTGTCGGCAATATCTATCAAGTTTTGTATTTTTTGTTTGTTTAAATATGATTGTTTTAGTTCAGCTGAAGGTTGTAAATAATTATGTTTTTTTGAATGTTTGAGACAATAACACTTTCCATCTTTTGAAAATTTAGCTGGTTTATCACATAATCCATTCTTGTCAACCTCAATACATCTTGATTCTGTTTTTTCACTTAAATCAATATTATCCCATTTAATAACTTTTAGATGGTTTGATTTTTCATCAGGTGATTGTAGCTCAAACAAACAGAAAGATAAGTTTTTAATACCAACATCAATACTTAATATTTTCATCTATAATAATAAATTATTAAAAGTTAGTATTATATTCTTTTTTAATAGTTTTAAAATTTTAAAAATTTGTTGGAATACTAGGCGCAACCATACGAGATTTTATTTGAACTTTAGCAATATAGTCTTGCTTAAGATCAGAATTTCTCGTAAACTTGTGAAATCCATAGGCTGGATTGCTAGTGTCATGAACAGAACTATATAAATGAGGTGTGTTTTCAACTGGTTTAGTATTTAAAACGGTATATGGATTGTTTCCTGATGTATTAATTGATTGCATTGTGTTGTATTTCATAATTTCATTAGCATTCTTTTGCATATATTGTCTATATTTCCAATTAGAACTGATACCGCTATCAACTTGGATTTTTCTATTAGTTGAACCTTCTGGTTGCCATAAGCTATATGATGTGCCTTGTAATTCTGGTGTTGGATCTATAGTATAATAATTATTATTCATATTATACTAAAGTTAGATAAAAATTAAATTACTCATCACCAAGCATTTTAAGAATTTCGTTTTTCTTTAATTTTGAGGCATCCGCTACAACACCCTTACTAACAGCTACTTCTCTGAGCTTATTAAGTGACATTTTTTTATATTCTTTGGATGAATGAAAATCTTCAATATCACCTAAATCAGTAATAGAAATATTTTTAAGTTCATCAGTATGTTTGATATCATCTAAATTAGCATCTAGATTAGCATCTAAATTGATAGTAGTTTCTTCTAATTGTATATTAGTTGGTTGAGTATGATACATCATATCTAAAATCTTGATATCAGTATTTTCACTTACATCAGCTATTTCAGCTTCAAATTCTGCTAAATCTTGTTCTGGATTAAAATCCAAATTTTGAGCTTCTTCATATGATGGATCAGTATCATCTATTTCTTCTTGAGATATTTCTAATTTAATAATTTTAGTATCTTCAATACTGTGTTCATCATGATATTCATCCTCATCAACTTCAGAATCATCATCCTCATCAACTTCAGAATCATCATCTTCATCAACTTCAGAATCATCATCAGAAACATCAATAAGTTTAGATGTTTGTTGTCCTCCCATTAACTGAGATGAATATTCTAAATTAGTATCTGGAATATCATGGTTTTGTTGCATTGATACAACTTTGCTTCTAACAAATTGTAAATCTTGTGCTAACATTGAAACTAAATCAACCATTTGTTTAAGTTTATAATCTTGCTCTGCCATTCTATAACTAACATATGCAAATATGCCACCTATTAATATAATAATAATTGCGATGCTAAATAAAAATGATGAACTAAATAAATCCGAAATTGCCATTCTTAAAAATGAATAATATATTTTAATCATTTTTAAAACGAATTAATTTATTTTATTTGCTAAATCCAAAATTTCTTTTGGATACTTCATATCGTGTAAAACCTTTAGACCCCCTTTTATTTTTGAGATTCCTTCATCCAATTGGTAAGTATATTCAAAATTGTCGTTTTTTTTTATAGTTTTCATATTGTAATTCTTAATCATCTTATTTTTTGATAGTTTTTTACATAATTTAACATAATGGGTTGTTAAAATACATGTGACTTTTTCATTTTTAACAATATAATCCATAAAAGCATTAGCAGTAATGACAGCTTCTTCTGGATTTGTTCCTGAATATAATTCATCAAATATGCAAAAATGTGTTAGTTCTTTTGAATTTTCTTCATCAATACAATCTATTATTTCTTTACATCTTCTTGCTTCAGCTTGAAATAAACTATCTCTTCCTGATGTATCTGGTATATTTAAATAACAATGTATTTTGTCATATGGACAAAGTTTTAAGCTCTCAAAACATCCAAATCCAATTTGTTGTGATAGAAGAATATTAATAAGAGCTGTTTTAAGTGTAGTAGTTTTACCTGATGCGTTTGGACCAGTTATAATCATATTTTTATTTAAATTACAATCATTTTTAATAATAGTAGATGATTCATCATTAATAATTTTTGGATAATACATTTTCTTAAAAGATGGTTTACCTTTTTTGGTAAATTTTGTTGCTACAAGTTTAGAATCACACATAGTTCCTACATGAGAAATCATATTGAAATAGCCATTAAATCCGAATGAATATAACATTGAATTATTGTAGTCAGAATTGTCGTATATTTGGTAGAAACTATACATAACATGACCAATTTCAGTAATTTTTGAGAATGAAAAAGTGAAAGGTGTTATTTTACATAGATCATTATATAGACAAAGTAATGTGCGTTTATGATAATCAATATTTGAAACAAATTTTAGATATTTTGTTAGTTTATTAGCCTTAGTATAGTAATAATTCATGATATCCAAAGTATATGCTAGATATTTCTTGAACTTAAATAGATAATTATGGATTTTTTGCATATTTGAGTAAAAACGAACGCATACTAATATGTTTTGGTATATTGAAAATAAATAAAATGCAGATGATAATATAAGATACATTTTTTCTCCATTATCAACTTCATGAAACTGTGTGAATATCTTAAATATAGCGTGATTAGCGATAAGTGTTTTAAGAATTTCAATATATTGAGTAATATTAAGTTCAATACCTTTTAATTTGATCACAATGAATGGAATTATAAGAACAAATATAGGTAAACATAAGGATAAAATAGGTGATGCTATATTATATATACTCATTAATTGTAAAAACTGAGGATTATTGTTAAGATTTTTGGCAAATGACCAGTCAATATATAAATATTTTTCACAAAATCCGGTTTCACATTTAATTTCATTCCATAAACTAACAACATCATTAATTTCAAAATCACTAAAACCATATTTGTTACAAATTGTATTTAATTCTTCTGAATTTATTTCTTTTGTTAAAATTTGAGTTTCTTTTAAATAACTAACATCAGTTGTATAATGTTGAGCTATTTGTTTAATAACTTGAGATGATGCTTTATTAGATGGTTTAAAAATATTGTCGTAAATTGGGGTCTCCTCTTTATCAATACTTTGAACTAATTCAAGATCGGTTATGATATTTTCATTAAGTTTTTGAACATTTTCATTATAACAAATAGGAATTTGAAATGCGTTATTTATATCATTATCTTTATCCGCAGTATTTGTATTTTCTGAGCTAAATTCTTTTTCTACAACTGTCATTAATTAAAATAAAATATAAAATAATATCTTATTTTACGAATCATGTAAAAAATAATTAGAATTTTATGATATGCTAAATTCGGATGGGAGTTCTTCAATTTGTGTGTTATAATACTGTTCAATTTCCTTTAATTTTTGTATATCTCTTCTGGTAATAAGATTAATGCCAGTTCCCTTCCTTCCCCATCTACCTGATCTTCCAATACGATGAAGATAGTTATGAATATCTCTTGGAAGATCAAAATTAATTACAACACCAACTTGTTGAATATCAATTCCTCTTGACGTAACATTTGATGAAATGAGCACACGAGAAGAACCTGATCTAAATTCCTTAAAAACTCTTTCTCTTTCTGATTTATCCATATTACTATGAAGACAACATACAGGAAAACTGTCTTCCTTCATAGCTTCATATAAATCAATAACTCTTTTAACACTATTTGCATAAATAATACACTGAGATAAAGAGATATGTTGATATAAATCTTTAAGTGTAAGATATTTTTCTCTATCATCATTTACAGCAATAAAATATTGTTTAATACCTTCTAGTGTAAGACTCTCAGCTTTTACACAAATTTTAACAGGATCTCTCATAAATTTATTTGTAATTTGAAAAATATTATTAGGCAATGTGGCGCTAAATAGTGCAATTTGAACATTTTTATTTAAATATTTGAATACATTGTATACTTGTTCTTTAAATCCGGATGACAACATTTCATCGGCCTCGTCAAGAATAACAAGTTTAAGTTTATTGGCATTAATATGACGTCTTCTAACCATATCATATACTCTGCCTGGACATCCAACAATAACATGAGGAGGATTTTTACGCATTTCATCCGCATCATCATCTATAGATGATCCTCCAACAATAGTTTTAATTCTAATTCCACGCATCATAGCAGATAAACCAGTAATAACTGTTGTGATTTGATGTGCTAATTCATGAGTAGGAACCATAATAAGAATTTGATTTGAATTCTCAGAAATAACGACTTTTGATAAAGCTCCGATTGAAAATGACCCTGTTTTACCAGTTCCAGATTGTGCTTGAGCAATTAGATCTACACCATCCATTATAGGGCGAATTGCTTTAGATTGAATAGGACTTGGCTTTTCAAACCCATGTGCGTAAATTCCTCTTAATAAATCATTGTCTAATTCTAATTCATCCCACGTATTAAACACTTTAATGGGATTTTCATTTTCCGAGACAGTATTGCTATCTTCTTGGTTATTCATAGTAGTTTTGATATTTAATTCAACTGACATTGTATATTATATTATATGTGTTGGTTTTAAGTGTATTTAAATTAAATATTATATTTAAAAAAAAATTGATATAAATAATAGTCTATAAGTATAGTATACAGATACAATGGCAGCTACTTTGAAGTATAATCTTAAACAAATTACTGATATCTCTTATAGCGGATTTTATTTTGAAATCCCAGAGGATACTCATGATATTATTAATTATTTATGTTCACAAGTAGGAACAAGTGGTATTAGTTCTTCAGTATTTACCAAATCGGCTCCATCGGCATCTATCTCTTCTGGAGAAAACACAAATGAATTTATGTCATCGGGTGGTTCAAATAAGAATAATAAGAAAAAACGCGGTAATAAGGCTATGGAAATAAGTTCTGATGAATGGGAAAGTATTAGAACTTTCCAAACTACTAAAATTGAACAAAAGACAGGAATTGATGCGGATATTAATGAAATTCGTCTATATCTTAATAAGCTTACAGATAAGACTTTCTTTGATATGAGAGAAAAGATTATTGATAAAATTAATACAGTTTGCTCAATGTCTTCTGACAAGGAAGATGCTGTAAAGTTGGGTTCAATGGTATATGAAATGTGTTCAACCAATAAGTTTTATTCAAAGATATTTGCCGATCTATTTGCAGAGTTGGCAACAAAGTATGGTTGGTTGAATGATATCTTCAAGGAAAATTATGCTAATATTATGTCACAGTATACTGATATTGAATATATTGATTCAGAGAAGGATTATAATGGCTTTTGCGAGATGAATAAGAAGAATGAGAGACGTAGAGCAATTACTACATTCTATCTGAATTTGGCATTGAATGGATTCATTCCAAAGGAAGGATTAGTAAAATTGTTAAAGAATATTTTGATAACAATTACGTTTTATATTAATTTACGAACTGATAAAAAAAATGAAGTAGATGAATTAACTGAAATAGTTGCAATTTTATTCAATAAGGAAATGATTGAGGAAGTAGAAGATGATGCGTCTGATCCAGAGGATTACTATGTTTGTGAGCAATCAATATTAGAAACAATAAATAGTTTGGCACAAAAGAAAGCGAAGGATTATCAGAGCTTATCTAATAAGGCAATTTTCAAGTATATGGATCTTGTAGAGATGTAATTATTATAATTATAATATAAACAAGTTAAAAATAAAAATAAATAATTTAATTATAATTAAATGAGTGATTTAAATAATGATAATATTACTTTTTTTCTAGAGGAAAAGGATGATGATAAGAATAATGAAGAAGAGATTCAAAAATTGATGGACAAGTTGAATGAAGATATAGAAATTGAAGAATTTAAACCATCATGGATAATGAATGATATGATAGGTAATGAACATGAAATGGAATATTTTTTACATAAATCTAATTATGGAAATGATGAATTGTTTTATGAACAAGAATATACTGTCAAGGATTTGCTTAAAATCTGTAGCTACTATGGATTAGATAAAGATATAAGAACATCAAAATGTAAAAAACAAGACATAATTGCTACTATTGTTTATTTTGAGAGTCTGCCAGAAAATGTTGAGATAGTTCAAAAAAGAAATAGAATGTGGGCATATATAACTGAGTTATTACATGACCAAAAAATGAAAAAATATGTAATTTTTTAATTTATGAAGAATTGATTTATTTATAATAATGTAAAACATATAAATATTAAATCTAACTAATTTATATACAAATGGTAGTATCTAAATTAGACAATACAATAAACTATCCTGAACTAAAAAGGGTAGACCCAGAAGATTTGAGTAAAGAAGCAAATCTATATCAAGTTGAAATAAAGGATTTAGAGGTAATTGTTGCAATAGGAGGTCCGAAAAATACATTTGCAGATAAAAATGTGACATATTTTCCGATTTATTTAGTTAAACATAATAATAAAGTATTGCAAGTGGGAGTTTATGAAATTCCCGCAAGCAATATGGTAGATTATGTAGATGAAGACTCTGTATTAGATGTGGAACGTTTTACAAGTTTACAAAATGATCCATTAATTTATACATTTGCTACTAGAGATATGATTGAAAAACTTAGAAAGGTTCCTTTAGAAGAGCAAAAAGAAGAAAAACATGGAGAACCAAAAGAAGATAAAAAATTAAAAAAAGCTAAAAAAGAAAAGGAATCTGAAATAGTTATTCCACAGATAAGAAAAGATATTTTTACAGCAAGAATAGGAGCAAATATTCCAGAATCTTTAAAAGAAGAGACATCAAAAATGGCTAAAGATGCTAGGCAAAAATATCATGAAGGATCTGATGATAATTGGGTTCAAAAATTTATGAAAAATAAAAATTATTCTTTAACAGATAATGAAGGAGGTGGTGATTGTTTTTTTGCTACAATTAGAGATGCATTCCAAACAATTGGTCAAGATACGACTGTAAATAAGTTGCGTAGTAAAGTTTCTGATGATATAAAACAAGAATTTTACAATGATTATAAAGAACGTTATGATATGTTTACAACAGAAATTAATGAAACAAGAGCGCAATCAATTGTTGCAAAGAAAGAATATGATGAATTAAAGGCAAAATTAACAAGTACAATAGATAGAGAACAACAATTAATTATTAGAGATGCTGCTTTGAAAGTAAAACAAAAATTTGATAGATTAAAATCTGAGAATGAGTTTGCCAAAGAAAATATAGCTGATGTTTTATTTATGAAAGATATTAAATCATTAGAGGATATGAAAAAATATATACGTACATGTGATTTTTGGGCTGATGCGAGAACAATAAATATTATGGAAAGATTACTAAATGTAAAATTTATTATTTTGTCAAGTAAAAGATACTATAGTGATGATTTAGACGGCGTATTACAATGTGGAACTGACGTAGATCCAGTAATTATTAGTAGAGATGAATTTAAACCTGAATTTTATATTATCATTGATCATACTGGACAGCATTATAAATTAGTTGGTTATAAGGGTAAAAAAATATTTACTTTTAAAGAACTACCATATGATATGAGACGAATGATAGTTGATAAATGTATGGAAAGAGATTCAGGTGTATTTGCTTTTATTCCAGAGTTTAGGGAATTTAAAATTGAGTTAGGCTTAAACGCTAGTAAGCCACATATATTTGACGATTTAGGAGAAGCAAAAATCATGAATTTATATGACGATAATATTGTATTTAAATTTTATTCAAAGTCAGCTGACGAACCATTGCCTGGTAAAGGTTCTGGTGAAAAAATACCATTAACAGCTATACCAGAGTTTGTAAATTTAGCAAAAATACAAAAATGGCGAAAGAAGCTTTCAAATTTCTGGATACAGCCATTTTCATTAGATAATCATCGTTGGGCTTCAGTTGAGCACTACTATCAAGCATCTAAATTTAAGAAAAATAATCCTGAGTTTTATCTATCATTTAGTTTGGATTCAGGAACAGAGTTATCTCAAGATGCTGAAATGGCAAAGGCAGCTGGTGGTAAAACGGGTAAATATCAAGGAACATTAATTAGACCAAAATCAGTAATAATTGACCCTGATTTCTTTGGAGAGCGTGCTGATAAGGAAATGTCAGCTGCTCAACAAGCAAAATTTACACAAAATGAGGATTTAAAGGAACTTTTATTGGAAACAAAGAATGCTAAACTAATACATCATAGTAGGGGAAAAGAGCCTGATGTATTTGATGGATTAATGATTATTCGTAATAAGATAAAAAATGGTGAAATTTCGTAAACTTGTAAAATTTTACGAAAGAAATTATATATTTTAATATATTTAAAATATATGAGTGAAATGGAAGAATTAAAAGTGAATGTTGTAGAACGTGTGGAACGTGTAGAACCTGTAGAACAGGTAGAACGTGTGGAACGTGTAGAACCTGTGGAACGTGTAGAATGTGTAGAACCTGTGGAACGTGTAGAATGTGTAGAACGTGTAAAATCTGTTGTTGAACTAAATATAAATATAGAAGAAGAAAAGGATGATGTAAATATTAAAGAAATTAAAGTACAAGAAATGCAGAGTTTTTTAAAATTATTTGAGATTTTTCTAACCCAATATCAAAGTTTTGGTGAAAAATTTAGCATAAAACTAACACCCGAAATACAACAATATTTTTTATTATTATGTAAAGAATTTCCTGAATTATTTAGTTCATTTGAAGAAACATTAAAAAAAATAATTTTGGACGATAAAATTGATAGTAAAGATATTCCAGATATTTTGGTGTTAGTTAGTATGATATATAAGATTGTAAAGGAAAATAAGGGTGTTCCTACAGTTGATTCTTATGAACTTATAAAAACATTAATTCACTTGGGGTTTATCGTTTATATAGAAACTAACAATGTAAAAAATAAGGAAGCTGTTTTAGATATTTTAAGAATTATTGACGCATCAATTGATTTAATAAAATTAAGTCCTATAATTCCTAAAAAAGGATGGTTATGTTTTAGATGTTAATAATTTAAAAATAATCGGATATTTACATATTTAGACATTTTATAAATTTTCTATTATATAATTAAATTAATAAAATTTAAAAACTATTAAGTTATTGTTAGTATACATTATAGTTAGTAACAAATTAAAAATAATAAAGCTTTATTATATAATATAAAATATGAAAATAACAAAGGAAAGCAATAGATTAATGTCTTTTTTTGTGGAACATAATTGTTTACTGCCATTAAAACAGACAAGTAAAACGGATACTATATTAAAAAAATTATATAATGATATTAAGAGCGGTGTTAGTTATATAAATGAGATAAGGTCAAAAATGGGTGATTCATTTTATAAATTAAAAGTAGAACATATTACAAATGTAGGTCAAATTCCAAAGCCTTCAACATTTCCGCCTAATGCTTTTCCATCAGAAGTGCGAAAACATATAGATGAACATAGTATAGGATTATTAAGATATAGTTTTAATTTGTTGGATAGAAATATAAATATAATATTTTTAACAGAAG